GAAACGCTTGTAATTTGTGCAAAATGTACTATTGACTTTTGCAGCGTTCTGGTATATCATATCGCAGCAGTGACGCGGGGAAGGCCGGCGAAATATCCGGCCAACCGCTAAAATAAACCAAACAATCACTTAAAAATTGTACAAAATGCCGATTGACAAAAATAAATTTATCGGATATACTCAAGGCACGATAAACAACTACAACGAAACATTTCAGGAGGAACAAAAAAAATGGAAATCACTGTAAAATCTTTTGAGCCGCAAGAAAACATGAACGCTTACATCAGGGACCAGGAAGCAAAGCATCTTTGCAAGGGATTCAAGGCCATAGCAATCGACGGGGAAAAACTGGTAGAACTGGTAGATTTGAGAATCGGTGCAACCGCATCAACTGCATATGCTTGCGTATGGTTTAAAGGCGCGGATAAGTGGGCATACGGTTCTGGCAAGGCTTCCGGCTATGGATACGATAAGGGGAGCGCCGCTGCTGAATCAGCTTTCCGTGCTGCTGGCATGGTAACTTCTGGTTTCGGCGGTACCGGATGCAATCAAGAGGCTGTGCAAGCTGCCGGGGAATATCTGTCAAACGGAAAGCCCGTGTTCGTCGTAGAATTTTACGGATAAACATTCCCGCGCGGTTTCTAAGGGGTTTCCGCTAAAAAAAGCCCTACTCAATAAATATTTTTAAGAAAGAAGCAACTACAATGAAAAAAGACGTATCAAAAGTTTCCATTTCTGTTATTGTAAACCATACGGAAAGAACGACAACGGTCAAAATGTCAGGTGAAAAAACGCCCGTATCGTTTATTCAAACCGCTAGTCAATCTGCATATCTTACCGCGCTCCGTGATGCAGCATTCTATCTTATTGACAGAGCCGCGTCGCTCGACGATGAAAAGCCGTACAATGCACGGGCGCAAGTGGTCAAAATGTTTGAGGAGCATCGCGCATTTAATGAAAAGGAGCTTGTTTGATATGAAAAAATCGAAAAAACGCCGTCTAAGTCCTGTTTACTGGACCGTTCAATTCTTTGGCGGCATGATTGCATTTACTAGCATTTTCTGGATTCCTGCGCTTGTCTGTAAAATTTTAGGAGGTTGACGTAATGAAAAGATTCGTTCTCGAATATGCACATTTTGAAAAATCACGTCCGCGTGAGTATATGCCGGAGTGTGGACGCATTTTACATAATAAGGAATTGGACAAAATTGAATATTCATATATCCGTGGATATATCACGGAATCGGAAGCGGTAAAAATGATTTTAGAATCAGAAAGTAAAATTATCAAAGAATTGCAGAAAGTTGGTTTAATGTGATGCACACTGTAAAATATTGGGATAAAAAATTGCTTGCCTTGCAGAGTCTCGCGGACTCCGTAGGATATGATATTGACAACGACGCGGACTATATAGCCGCTTGCGCTTGTCTGCCTGCTACGTTGTCCGGCAGAACGAAAAAGGCAGATCCGGCTATCTTGCCACTATTGTATCGAGTATCGGAACACATCGAGTCTGTTAGAAATTGTAAATTTTGAGGAGGAAATTACCATGGAAAATTATACCATCAATCAACGGCATATTATGGAGGCCGTAGTTGTGAATCTTTCGATTCTTTTTCATCAGCGGAACACAGAGTGGGAAAAAATGGAAATCAAGAAAAATATGGAAGACCTGATTTCTTCCATGGATAAAAATAGAATCCCGTGGAAGCTGCAAAACAGCCTGTTTTATATCGGGGAAAAATACGATGTTCGTAGCTATTATGTCAGGGATCTCTGCAATATGGCATACTCCCGCGCGTACGCCTGAGACGGCATAGCAAACCCGCCGCGCCGCGAATAATGCAAACCGATAAACCATAGCCCAACGCGCTAAAAAGCCCGTGTCGAGGCGCTGAAGGCATGAGACAAAAAAGGACGGCGAGAACATAAAACGGAATACAGATATAAACCCGCTGGCGGTCTGCTGGCGGGCTTTTCTTTGCTCCACTATGTTCCTATATTCCCGGCACGATCGCGCCATAGCAAGCCGCCAGAGCCGCCATAATGGCATTGTACAATATGCCTAAAATGGACGACCATTTTTTATGCAATTTTTTGTTGACATATGGCGCACGATCTGCTATGATCAAAGTGACCCAGGGAAGCACCTATGAGGAGGGGGAGGTCGACCATGAGTTAAAGGCGTTTAACTGAATTACCAGCGGCTTCCAATCACCAGATTTTACCAGCTATGCTTTAGCCAAGTGAAGCAATAAATCGAGACGAAAAATCCTCACGCATATGACCTTACAATTTTTTTACATTTTCCCAACAATATACAGTACATATACTGGTCAGGCGCGGCAAAAATCGAGCAGGGTTTTTTCGTGTACGCGTGTGTGGATTAGGCCAAGCGGATTTCCCCCAGTAATATATGCGTATATATGATTGCGGCGCGGCGCAGGGACGGCTCAGGACAGGCGTGGAGGCTCGAATCGACCGTGGGCATAATCTGCCTAGGGTGGATGTAAACATGGCTCAAATCGGCACGAGCTGGCTGTACGGCTATGATATAATCTTGACGTAATCTGCGCTTAAAACTTGTTTATCTCATATCGGCGCAAAAAGCAAAATCTTGTGTTATCCATTCAGAACTCGGAATAAATGACAACAACACATTATTTTACGACGGAAAAATGTGTGAATGTATAAAAATCTCCTACGAAAAAGTGTCATATGTGTGTGAATATTCATATGAAAAATGTGATTAGTGCAACTTTCATACTAATATAAATCGTGATATGTGCAAGAAAGTATGGTGATGTATATATGCGCATTGCCGATAAATACATATATCTACGTCATGCGTATTGCTATCTGCATCATTTATGTGCATGATGATGTAGATGTATATGCATATGAATATGTGAATGTATGTGCAGATTGATATATAACGTGTGTTATATATAGGTGGATATTTATGTATGTACGAGCCGGAAATTTGAAATCCGTCTGCGAGATTGTACATATGAATGGAAAATCAAAACTCAAAATCGAGATTAATATTTTGCTTACATACATACAAGCCCCAGAATTAAAATTGATTTTTCTACTTGACAAATGAAATCAAATATGCTATATGTATATACGAGCCATAGATTTGGGGAGGAGAAACGAAAATGAAAAATGAGATTCGATATATCATTGCAGGAATTGGATTGGCTGTAATTGGATTTACTGCTTGTGGCGCATTTGTCTATCAGCAAATCAATGAATATAATGCCATGATGGATGAACGAGCCGCAAAATCAAAGTCGGCATCCTATTCAATTAAATGTGTGCCGATTGATGTACAAGAGCCGGTTGGCGCAACTGAAATCGAATATCTGCCATCCGATGATGATGATATGGGTATAGTCGAGATGGAGACTGTAGTCACCGAGGTTGAGCCTGAGCCCGAGCAGCAGATTGAAGAATTAGAATCGGATTATGTCTATGTGCCGCCATTTCATTTGACAGAATACGAGACATGGTTTGTTGAATGTGTGGTAGCTGGTGAGGCTGCTGGTGAGCCGTATAAGGGTAAACTGGCCGTTGCTCAGTGCTATTTTGACGCAATGCTGAAGGACGGCTTGTCAGCCACAGAAGTAAAATCGGCATATGGATATAGTGGCTGGAATGAAAATCTGGATAAGCAAGACCCCAAAGCATATGATGAGGTTAAAAATGCTGTAGCCGATGTGTTCTATGGCGGCAAATTTGTAACTGATAAACCGATTTTATATTTCTATGCACCCGCATATGGTCGTAGTGATTGGCATGAAGCTCAGGAATATTGGAAAAGTATTGCCAACCATAAGTTCTTTTATCTTGCTGAAGATGTAAATGCAGAATGGACAAATATCCTCTTGACAGATGTAAATGAATATGATATGATTGAGCCGTGAGAGGTGAATTGAGATATGGATTTTGAGTATATGAAAAAATGTTTCCCAAATTATACCTATAATATGTGGTGCGGTAATGAGCCAAAGAATCACGCGCCGTGCGTTAATGGCGATGAATTTGACAATTATGAGGATATGTCAACGCCAAATCAGGGTTTCTGTCAGGCGTATCATGGCGAGTGCATCAATGGTGAATGGTCTTTTGAACCATATAGAATTTTCGTATCTAATACGCGCCAATTCGATAATAATTATCATCTTGGTATCATGTATAATGTTGGCGATTTGGAATCGTATTGGCTCTATGAGAATTGGAATGGTAAATGCAAGCTTAAGACGACAACGAGTTGTAAGAAGTTACCTTATATATCTGAATCTAAACTGCGCAGAATTTTGAATCCAAAGACAGAGCCTAAATCAATCGCATATACAATGTTTATCACTAAAGCAAGAGAGTTATTTGAGCTTGGAGATTGGAAAGGGGAATATAGAGATTTATGATTAAATTAAAAGAGCCATAATATCCATAATACTATGGAGGGTGGACTAACCGGTTTAGTTGTGCCTCGGATTTTTGAAATAAGGGATTGAAATATGGATATTTTTAAGAAGGCTAAAGTTGAAGAATTAAAAAAAAGAAGTTAAAAAACAGGATTATATTACAGAGATTGAACGTCTTAAAGAACAAATCAAAGAATTAAGTAGAGAAATTACGGACAAAACGGAAGATTGCCAACTGGGAAGTTGGTGTGATGACTGTAAACATTTGAAATATGCTGTCGTTACTTACAATCCATATTATGATATTCGATACTGCGGCAAACACACCCACCTGATGTGTAAAGAATGGGAGCGGAAAACATGAAAATCATCATAGATAAAATGCCAACCTATCCATATGAATGTCGCAATTGTCGTCTGGAAGGCGATATAGAATTTCATAATTGGGTATGTCAAGTTGGAGAAGAAAAGCACGTCTGCAAAGATGTAGGGGATTGCCCGTATTTTATTGGATTGGATGAGGTACTGAAAAATGAGAAAAATGATTGATTTTCTGCTACACGCATTATGGATATTTATTATTATAATTTTAGTATGTCTTGGATTTTTTGTTGCATATTTGGGTTATTCTTGTGGAAGTTGGCTTGGACTATTTGCGATTCCAGCTTTGGCACTGATCATAGCCGGTATATTTGAAATAAATGATTGGGCGTATTGGCATTGGCTATGACGGAGAATAAATTATTTGAATTACTAAAATCATACGACGAAGAATGCTGGACTATGGAACAAAAAGCAGATGGTGATTATCACATTATGTATAAGAGGCGCATGATAAACAATGATGGCTCAGACGCTGGTTGGCTATACACCGATGTTCCAAATGTAAGATTAAATAAGAATAACAAATGGGTCATCGAGTTGCCACGAGAAGATAGAATTGGAAATCGAGCCGAACGTAGGAGAAAGCGAAATGAACAATAGACTTTTTGAATATCTTGAATCGTGCGATGACGAAGGAATGACTACATGGACTACGGGATTTGACGAATGGTGGCGTATGTGGTGTGGCAAGTTAAAATTGTCATATGATACTTCATTTAAGGATTTTACTCTAGCATTGGGTGACTATCTATATCCAGATGGCATCTCATATCCTCCAAATCGCGCAGAACGCCGCAAATCAAAAAGAAAGAAATGACAACCTATGTACGTCTTATATAATCAAAAATATTATCTTATGCAAAACGCAATTGGACAGTGGATTCCAGCCGATAATCTAGCTGAGGCGTTCAAATTCAAAGACCGTATCAAAGCCGAAAATGCGCTTGCCAATTTACCAAAAGCAACACGCAATCTTGGCTATCAGATCAAGCAAATCGATGAGCCATCTAAACCCGTCGATATCGACCAGTTTGAAAATGTCGAATTGGTAAATTACGATTCAGCATTGGCACAAATTGGGGCATTCTGTGATTTGCATGACCAGCTTGTAGCAAGGGCGGCATGGGTTGAATATAAGCTCAATGAGGTCGAAAACAAGATTCAGGATGTGCTACACGCCATTGAATTTAATAGCTATAATGCCCGTGATGGATATAAGATGTATAAGCTGCTACATGATTTGCGGCTCGAACGGCGTAGATATAAGGACGAGCAGATTATAGCGGATGTTGTCACTAAGGGATTTGCCGGGTCGAATTGGGAAACGACCAAGACTAGAGTGGACGATTTAAAGAATAGGAAATATCATGTAAGAAAAATGGAGGAGTTGTTTGAATGACTGATATATTGTGGAATATTATTTCTCTTGCTGGTACTATTGCACTTGCATTGGCAACCATTGGAACTTGTATTCTTTTAGCATGTGGTATAATTTGCATCATTCAGCAAGTCAAGGAGGAAATTAAGAAATGATCGAAACAACGATTTATAAATGCGAATACTGTGGAGCGGAGTTTGATGATGAATATGAGGCGAATTGCCATGAATGGGTGTGTTGGTATGTCGACGTGAAGAAACGTGACGGTGGCAGCCTTAGATTTTATAAGGAAGATGGCACAGAAATCAAATTTGATGACCCTGGTTTCGTATGGGCTGAATTTGACGATGTGATGGCATTTACAGTTGCTAATGATAGCGACGTAAAATTCGCTAAAGACTTCTTTGAATGGCATGGCTATAGCAATCCGTTTCGAGCCATTGAGGACGATGAGCACCCGAACTATTATGGTCTATGGTGGTTCGACCCAGATTTGCATTATGGTGGATGGGTGCGCGTAGACGACCAGATTAAAAAATGGGTAGATATTAAAAATAAATTTGTCAAAGGGGCTTGACAAATGCGATTCTATATGGTATAATCAAATTATCAAATGAACGGAGATAACGATTATGCTTAATACTTATTTCAAAATTGGCGATTATATTTGCCGCGTTGACCGCTATGACCGAGAAACTGGTCTGTGGGGATATTGTTGTGACGATGTACCTGTGTTCAATGGCTGGGCTTGTGAAAAATTTATTGAGATGAATAAAATTTGTAGTTGACAAACAGCAAATCGTGTGGTATAATTAAGAAGCAATGAGGGAATTGGGGAAGCCTGATTTGCGGCATTGTGAACCTCCTGAAAATATAGTCCTGAGCATGACGATAAAAGGCTCGACAATATCCCGCTATAGTGTAATGGTAGCACGAGGGCTTTATACACCCTGAGTCCTAGATGGGGGCGCAGTCCGGATTCGAATTCTGGTGGCGGGACCAACTAAAAAATCAAACCAATCGAGGTGACAACATGGAACTATCTCCACTAAAACGAATACGACAATATTGCTTGCAATGTTCAGGCGATTCACCGGGGGAAGTCAAGAATTGTCCAATCAAGACTTGCCCGCTTTACGACTTGCGCCTAGGAAAGACAAGGCGCACCCGCTCAATGACCGATGAACAGAAGCAAGCTGCGGCAGAACGGCTCAAATCAGCACGTCTCGCTAAAAAATCTTCATTAAATAATGTAGAAAATTCTGAACAAGAAGATTAGTAAGGTAAGTTGTAGTGTAAATAATAAAGGAAATTTTATTGATTATTAGTGTATGAATCTTAACGATTGGATTTGTTTCCTTGCTGGAATCGGCTATTCATTGTTTATGTTTGTGTGTGGTGCAGCATGGGCAAGCGACGTGTTGAAAAAATAATTAAAATACCTCTTGATAAATAAAATCGAATGTGGTATAATTGAGAATGTAAAGATGATGGTGCTACGAAGCCCACAGAAGACGGTATCAGCTGACCGCCGAGCTGGGGAATACAGGAGCAGTAGTAAATGGAGTGAGATGAACAGCCATCATTAAGGTGATATCGCGAGAAATCGTGCGTATCAGATTGTGTAGACTACACAAGCGCAATGGGTGTTGAACCCATTATTAACCTTAGCACTGCTCGTGCGAGAGGCAAGCCAATCTAACCATATGTCCTACGTGGAATGTCGGTATTGGATGAAAAAAAGAGCATTTCGGGAACGTGTGTGAGATAAATGAGATAGGCATGAATGGCGTAATTGCCTCATGCTAAGGGGGCTCACCGGTCAATCTGTTCGGCATAATAAAGGGATTGGGATTGACAATGATACAATATCCGACCGGATTTGAAGATAACCGTCAAATCTATATCACGCCCGCACTGGGGTCTGCGCAGAGTTTGAGAAGCGGCAGATACAGACTAGAGAATTGGGGTCGCGCTCAATCGTGCCACGGTAGCATCCATGCAAAAACATACCGGCAAAGGTGATATAAGGATATTGTGTAAACAGCATTCACGAGCCGATGCTAGAAGTAGCTATGAGGTAGGAAGTCGGCTTGAGTTGAAATGAGTTCATCCTTAAAGCCCATTTCCATATGACCGCGTCTCCTAATTGGTAATACTCTCCGTCCATAGCGGTTGAGATGTAGGTTCGAATCCTACCACGGTCAAAACGTCCATCATGCCTCTGTTTAAGTATTGCAAGCACATTTGATGGCCGTCTGATGAAAAGCCTAAAATCCTAGCTTTGTAAGGCCGTCCTCAAGATTTGGTCACTGCGGATGGTCTAGTTTATAGGTTGTAATGCCAGTTGCTAAATAGTTGATGACTGACCACCTGACGCTATGAGGCAACGCCGCCACACTCTCGATTTTAAGATGGTTGCGCAACTGTAAATTCAAATTAAACGAATTTGTAAGGAGTGTGGCAATTTATAAATCCTTGAATCGTCCGGAATGTTCAAGGTTGACTGGATTCAAATAAGTAATCACAAAGAGTGAGCGGCGGCAGACTCATAGCACGGTGAATGCCTATTCCGCGCAAAACAATATATGGCTTGGGTAAGAGGACCCTGTAAGTAGTTGATAGTGGAACAATAACCTTATATATCAAGTCAATATGCGCATGAACATAGCGACTTGTTTTAATAAAATTTTATTAGAAATCGAAAGGAAATTATCAGGAACAATGACAAAGAAGGAACTAATCAAGTATGTGGCTGGCTCGACCGAGCATACTATTAAGGACACAGAAGAAATTGTTGATGAATTTATCAACTATGTCAAGAATGCGCTGGTTGAGCATGAGGACGTGACGATTCATGGATTTGGCACATTCAAGACCAAGCTGCGCGATGCTAGAACTGCTCGTAATCCACAGACCGGCGAAACTATTGAAGTCCCTGCCAAGTATGCGCTGGCATTTAAGCCGACAAGCACATTCAAGGCGGCTATCAATGAGTAAATAATCCTCCTGTTAAAAATCCCTATGGTCGAAAGATTGTAGGGATTTTTCTAAAAATAACCCTTGACAAATCGCCGCTATGGTGCTATACTTAAACCATCAAATGAGACAGGGAGCTGAACGATATGAACGAACTGTTTATTATGTCGCTTAAAGCAAAGCATCGCAGCGAGGGTACTATTCGTGAATACATCAAGGCGGTCGAGAACTGCTTGTCATATGTCAAGAAGCCTGAAACCGAAATCAAGCCGATCGACCTTGAGCTGTGGCAGTCCAGTTTGAGCAATCTTAGCTCTGCATCTGTGGCACAGCGCACATCGGCGGTTAGGGAATATTTCAAGTTTTTGTATCGCAATGAATTCATTGACCGTAATCCAGCCGATATGCTTGAAGCTCCTAGCATTAAGAACCGTGAGCAGTCAGCTCTTGATGGTGAACAGGTCAGAGCAATGATTAACGCCGCAACCAATCTGCGTAACAAGGCGATTATCACGATGCTGGCTCAGACCGGATTGCGTATTTACGAGCTTGCCAACATCACGCTTGAGCAGTATCAGAGCCGCAATGGTAATGTGTTGGTTATTCGCGGCAAGGGCGACAAGGACAGATTGGTTGGCCTGGCTGATGAGACAATTAAGTTGATTGATAGCTATATTGCTAATGAGCGCAAAGACGGCTGCGAATACCTGTTCGTCGGCAATCGCGGCAATAAGATGGATGGTAAGAACACGAGTGCAATGCTTAAGGTGTGCGCTAAGAAGGCTGGTATTGAGAATTGGGAGGAGCTGCATATCAGCAATCATACGATGCGCCGCACGTTTGCTACGATGATGTCTGAGGCCGACGTACCTATTGAGATAATTAGTAAGGCAATGGGGCACTCAGGTTTGGCTATCACGTCCAGATACATCAAGCGCACTGAGCAGAGGGCAGTCAATGCTATGGCTGTTATGAATTTTTAAGTTGAGGAGGATACAATAATGATTCCGTATTCACTGTGGTTGGACGTACTGAAAGAATTTGAAGAAAGGACTAAGAAAAATATGGAACTTGAGTACAAATTTTACGAAAAGAATTTAGCACCAAAGTGGCTAGAGGGCGATTATAGCTTGCATATTGAGGGTAATCGCATGGTGATGACGAGCAAGGATGGTAAGAGTGTTGAAACTCGTTGTCATCCTGATGATGATTGGCGGTTGCAGGTCGGCTTAGACGAGCTGAAGGATAGAATGGCTGAGGCAAAGAAGCCCAGAGAGATTAAGGTCGGGGATGTTGTTAAGGTAAAGTCTTCTCAGAAGTATGGTTTTACAAACTTGACGAGTTTCTTTGAAGAGAACAATATTCCTGCAGAGCACATTATTCGTGTTGTTCAGGCCAATTTAAACCTTAATAGGCCATCTATGGATTATAAATACCGCGTTTTGGCTATTGGATGTTTGTCTGCAAAGAGCGGCAAAAAATTGGCTTTAATCGAAAGCAATGTAACTGCATATTTGTATGTGGTTGATTATGATAATCTGAGGTTAGTAGAATGATCGAGATGCACAATGAGGTCGTGGAAGCCGTTGTAGAGCAGTACAAGGGCGCTGATGAGGATATTGCGGCTGATTGCTTGGTATATTTATCTAGCCTAAAAGTCCTGCCATTAGCGTACACAGCGACCACGGCACTAGAATCAATGGGGCGATGCCCTACTTGCGGCTGTAAGCTAGAGTCATACACTCATAGGGTGTATCATAGCGAAGTTGATGAGCCGCCGTATTATGAGTCAGTCACAGAGGTATATTGCCCATATTGCGACATCAGAGGAGGAGATTATGTCGGATAATGAATTGCATGATGTGCTGAAAGCCGAACTTGAGCCTAAATTTCAGAGCTATTTCAATCAGGGCTTGATGACCGGCTGGGATGCTTGTATCTATGAGATTGACAAGCTGACGAACGGCCTGACTTCTGCCAAAGCAATCAAAGAGGTAATTAAGCGCAAGGTGGCTGAAGCCAATACAAGAGGAAAGAAGAATGGATGATGTATGGCGGCTGGGTGTGTTTATGCTTCTATGGCTCGGCTTAATGTTCTATGAAATCAAGAAAGGTGATGTATGAAAGACAAAAATCATCTATTGCCACTGTGGATTGCTGGCGGCTCGATATTATTTGTATCAGCCGCTATGCCGCTTATTGACTCTATGGTTACATGGATTTCATCGGCTATTAATGCGCATATTAACCGTATGCAGATTGACTTAGAGCTTGACCAAAGAGAGGCACAGGCTGCTGCTGAGACGATTAAGCCAACACCTCAGATGACACAAGCTATTGGTTTTCAGGTAGATTCTGAATCTGAATATGAGGATGATGATTATGAGTAAACGCCCCTGCCACGTCTGGCAAATCCCATGTATGCGTTGTGATTATCAATCTGATTGCGATAAGTATGTAAAAATTGACAATCGCATGGTGGCACAGAGAGAAAAAATGTGGAATGATGCCGACTTGAGTTGTATGGATTGTATTTTGAGGACGGTGCTGAAGATGAAGAAGGAGGGCAAGACGGCGTAATGGAATGGATTGAAAAAATTGTATGGCATGAGGTCACGACTAGGCCGCCCACTGAAGAAGAAAATGAAGGATGGGCTGAATGGGGATTGTCCGAATCTGAGTATCCACCATACAGCTTTGATTGCGAAATGCCGGATGATAACCGAGATATTTTAGTGTTGGGTACAAGTGGCTATGTATGGCAGGACACTTGTGTGGCCGATGATGGATATGCTGGATACAATTCGTTATATCTTGACAATCATGGCGATTGGGATGATGTTGTAGCATGGGCTTATATGCCCACTGGCAAGAGAGATATGGAGGCGGATAATGCCAGCTAAGTCATCTGGTACTATCAAGCCATATTTACATTTCATTGGTGGTAATGCGGCATCTGTGACAGGCTCATGCACCATTGTTCGATTTGACAATATTAAGTTGGCGGTTGATATGGGCATGATTCAGACTAATAATCTAGTTGCTGATTATCGCGCGAATCGCGACCTGATGAAGAAAATCAAACCAAAGAGCATACATGGTGTTGTGATTACACATTGCCATTCAGACCATTGTATGGGACTCTTAGCCGCAGTTGCTATAGGTATGCAGGCATACATCTATATTCCTCAAGGCTCAATCCCTATTCTCAAAATAATGATGGAAGACTGTATTAAAATCATGGCGCAGGATAGCCTAAAGATGCAAAATAAACATGGTATCAAAGCGCCTCCATTGGCTACTGAGGGCGATATTGATAAGGTGATGCAATGGCTTGTAGAAGTGCCGTTTGACGTTCCTACGACAATCGTAGGTGGCGCAAAACTAACCTATTATCATGCCGGTCACATCGTCCATTCGGCTCAAGCCATGTTGGAAATCAAACAAGGCTACAGTATTAAGCGAGTTGGCTTTACAGGCGACTTTAACACTGAAGCTAAGAGTGTATCTGTACCGCCAATCGAGCCGTTGCCTAGATGTAACGTTGTGGTTGGTGAATGTACTTATAGCGACCCGACTAGATGTTACAGCATAAAGAAAGACCGTTGGTATGATGAGCAGGTTATCAATGCGGCCATATATCAATATAACCGCATCTTAATGCCGTGCTTTAGCCTACAACGAGCCGAGGATATTCTTGATGTACTATGGCGTACTAGAGTTACCGAGCGCAAGATTGACGGACAGATGATACCTGTTTATCTTGATTCGCCTCTTGCTTATCGCATATATAAGGCATGGCCAGACGTACTAGAATATGAAGATAAGCTGAATTTGCGCCTGATTGAATCATGGGAAGAAAGCCAAGCCGTCCAGCAATCGAACGAACGTGCTATTATAGTCGCTAGTAGTGGCATGCTAAATGCGGGGAGGGCATTAGCTTACCTTAAATATATTCTGCCAAATAGCCACAACGCCGTGCTATTCTCAGGGTATGCCAGCCCTAATACGCTTGCATATGAAATCAAGCATGGCGCTAAGGAAATTATGCTTGATGGTGAGATGATTCAGAACAACGCCCAGATATATTGCTTGAACACATTCTCGTCTCATGCTAATTACAACCAACTAATGCAATATTATAAACAAATTGATTATGACAGGCTGTGCTTGGTGCATAGTGAATTTTCGAGTAAGGTCGAATTTGCTCATACTCTACAAGACGCGCTTGTCAAACAAGGTAAATCAAGTAGAGTTGTAGCAACTCAACAAGACCAGAAAGTGTGGTTATGATATGACGTTTGATAAATTTATTAAACAGAATTTTGTTTTACAAGTAAGGCATAAGATTGATGTTGCTTGGTGTGTATCTAATGTCAAATTACATGATGGGCTGATTACATTTGATATGAATGTGTTCCGTTATAATTGTGGCGAAGACCAAAGATTAGCTAGACAAGTTGGTAAAATTCGAGCCACCATTGAATATAATCCTGATAAATTTACGATTGACGAAGAAACAAAACGAGCTATTATTGACACCGAGGATGATTTGGAATGGCTTAAACAAACAGAATTAGTAGATGTTAAAATTCTAAGAAAAAATTAAATAAACCCTATTGACAACCGCCTCAATCTATGATATAATCCAAATATCAAATGAAAAGGGCGGTTGTTATTATGACCACTGAGAAACTGTATGACGCAATCAAATCGTGGCGAGATTTCTGCAATGCTGAGGGAATGACCAGTACAGCATTTGAGATGAATAAGGTGATGGAGCAACTTGAAGCCGATATGCGCCTTGCCGAAGCAAAGAAATCTGGTACTAAGTCAATTGTTACAGCGGCGAATCGCATTATCAAGAACGCACAAACGTGGGAAAAACCAATTTTTGAAGGTGTGTTCACCAATCAGAACAAAGACGGCTCGACCTTATATTGTGTATGTGATGGTTGTGTAGCTGTTCGGTTCAAGGATAGGCCGCCCCTGCCTGAAATCGATAGTAAGTATCACGGACAAGAAATGAATCTTGATGGTATTGTTAAGAAGCCCGATGGGGGCAAGGAGATCGACATACCTGATATTGGCGAATTGAAGGTATATATCAAGACGCATAAGATCAAACAAACAAAAACAACTAATGCCGGACTTAAGCCGTACCTGCTTAATGAAGAAATTGGACTTTGGGTCAATCCACAATATCTGCTGAACGTCATGGAGTGTCTGCCTGGCTGTAAGGCATATGCTACCAATGCTGTTAGTGGCGTGTATATGGAGGGTAAAAATGGCGACGGGTTAGTATTGCCGGTGAGAAAGAATAAGTAAGGAGGATTGAAAATATGGAATACAATATTGGGGATATTATCAAGCTCAAGAATGATGCTGGTGTATTTAAGGTTGAAATTAAGAGAAAAATGGAAACGAATCGAGCCATTCAAGGATATGACGATGATTGCAGGTTTGATGGCAAGATGCGGCTCGAGGTGCATCATAGGGATTATGGCGAATATATCATTACAATGATAAGTCGTGAAGAATCAAACGATACGGGTAAAATCATTGTATGTTGGCTTGATACCTGTAACGACGAGGTTGAATATTATCTTGGGCAGATTATTCAGTACGAAGAAAAAGAAGACGTGTTCGAGCTGATGAAGTGATGAGTAAGAATTATACGATTCTTCACCTTCATTCCATGCTGTCTAACGGTGTAACTAATATTGATTCAGTCACACGGTACGACCAATATATAAATCGTGCCGCAGAGCTTGGCATGAAGGCTATTGCGTTCAGTGAACATGGGTCTGTTTTTCAGTGGGTTAAGAAAAAATTGTACGCCGAAGAAATGGGCTTAAAATTTATTGCAGCTGAAGAATTTTATCTAACTCAAACCCTATCAGAAAAAATTCGCGACAACTATCACTGTCTGCTTATCGCCAAGAATTATGATGGCGTACTAGAGCTAAACAAGTTATCAACCAAATCATTCAATCGTGATGATAATTCATTCTACTATGTTCCGCGAATCACGATTGATGATGTGAAAAATACAAGCGACAATATTATCGTAAGCACGGCTTGCTTGGGCGGCGTTCTTAATAAAGCGCCAGATGATGTCAGATGGGATTTTTATCATTGGTTATGTGAGCATAAAGATCGCTGTTTCCTTGAGATTCAGCCCCATCTTGACCCGGCTCAAAAGAGCTACAATAACACGCTATGGGCGCTATCCAAACAGAGCGGATTGCGGTTGTTGATGTGTACTGATACTCACGCGCTTAATTCAACCCATGTAGATGGGCGGCGTATTTTGCAGAAAGCCAAGAATATTCACTTCGATGGCGAAGACCGGTTTCACCTTGAGATGATGAACTACGATGAACTAGTTCAGCTATGCCGTATGCAAGATGCGCTTCCCATGGATGTGTATCTGGACGCTATCGAGATGACCAATACTGTGGCTGATATGGTTGAGCCGTTCGAGCTTGATTATAGCTATAAATATCCTCATCTATGGGGCGATGATAGCGAGGCTGTGCTTAGAGCTAAGATAGCAGATGGCATTAAATGGCGCGGCGTTGATAAACTATCTAATTATCAAGAATACCTAGACCGCATTGAATATGAAATGAAGGCGTACATTCATAACGGTGCTATTGACTTTATGCTGCTCATGGAAGATATTGTTGCTTGGTGTAGAACGCAAGATATTCAGATTGGATATGGGCGCGGCTCTTGCACCGGCAGTTTGATTGCTTACCTGCTTGGCATTACTGAGATGGATAGCATTAAGCATAAGCTTAATTTCGATCGCTTCATGAATGTCGAGCGCGTATCATTGTCTGATATTGACTCGGATATACCGCCTAACAGAATTGATGAAGTAAAGAATTATGTATTTAACAAGCATGGGTTGTATTGTGCTGATATTGTTACATTTAATACCATTGCTCTGAAGGGTGCTATTCGGGATGTTGGTAGGGCACTTGAAATGTTGCTTGATGAGGTGGGCGATATTTGCAATAAGGTTGAACAAGACGAGGCCGGATGCCGCGCCAAATACCCAGAGCTATTTAAGTATGTAGATATTGTTAATGGTTGTGTTGTATCGGTTGGCAACCATCCATCAGGAATGATTGTTGCGCCGCATAGCATTGATGACCGCATGGGGTTATTTACTACAACAACCGATACCGTGCCAATCAGCCAAATCAATATGAAAGAGGTTGACTTGCAGAATTATGTAAAGCTCGACTTGTTAAAGCTGATTACGATACAGATTATCAATGAGACGTGTAAGATGTGTGGAATTGAGCGCTTAACACCTGATAATATTGATGTTGCAGACAACGCCGTGTGGCGTTCTATCAGAGATGATACGACAGCAATATTTCAGTGGGAATCAGGCAGCGCAAGGCAGTATATAGCCAAGTTGCTATCAGATACAACCATTGCCAAGTTACGCAAGGTTCAGCCAGATATCGACTATATCACATTGTTGTCTATGGGTAACGGTGCGATTCGTCCTGCTGGCGCATCATACCGCGATGAGCTTGCCAATGGCGATGTTCGCACATATGACAATGAGGCTATTAACCATTTCATGTCTGATACGTTCGGCTTTCTTATCTTCCAATGCCAGATTATCGGATTTTTGCATAAATACTGCGGTTATACTATGGGCGAGGCCGATGTGGTGCGCCGCCATTTCGCTAAGAAGACGGGTACAGATAAGGATATACCGCAAATTAAGGCTGGATTCGCTAAGACAATGGCTGAGCAATACGGCATGAGCCAAGAGCAATCTGATAAAACCATAGCGGATTTTATTCAGGTCATTGAGGATGCCAGCAATTACTTGTTCTCTCTCAACCATAGTCAGCCATATAGCTATGAGGGCTATGCAGAGGGATGGCTTAGATATTATTATCCGTTTCAGTTCTTGACAGTGTGCCTAAATGTCAATCAGGGCGACGATTCTGAGACATCGGCTCTGACCGCCTATGCTCATAAGATGGGCATTAAAATCAAGTCGCCGCGATTCCGTCATTCTCGCTCGGATTATTTTTGCGATACTGCTGAAAATGTAATCTATAAGGGGCTTGGCTCAATTAAGTATATGAGCGCAGATGTGGCTGAAGCTCTGTATGGTATGCGCGATATGCAGTTTAAGAATTTTATTGATGTGCTGTTTGCCATCCAGCAGCTTGAATCAAAGCCTGATTCGCGCCAACTTGATATTCTAGTCAAGATCGGCTATTTTGACGAATTTGGCCCACCCAAAGCGCTATTGATTGGCATTGAGATTTTTAATAAATTTTCAAAATGCAAGACAATTAAACTTGACAAATGGCGCGAAATGGGGCATAATGTAGATATGCTTGCGCCCTATGCCGGTAAGATGACGGATAAGACGGCGAGTCAGCTTGATAATCGTGGTATTGTACTGGCCATCCTACGTTCAATGAAAATGCCAAAAACAACGATTATTGATAGGCTAAAATGGCAATCTGAGCTACTTGGCTATGTTGATACTTGTGACCCTAAATCGCCCATTACAGATTGGCTTGTGTTTGATGTTAAGACAACTAATTATAGCACGGTATATTGCCGCCTGTATAATATCAGCATTGGCGTTGAGCGTGAAATGCGGACGAACCGTCAATTCTGGACTAAGAATAAGCTAGAGCGTGGAGACGCAATTAGAGCTGTGACGCAAGAGAAGAATAAGATGAAAAAGGATGAAAATGGTGAATGGGTGAGAACAGACCAAACTTATCAGGAGTTGAAGGCATGGAAGAAGTTGTAAATAAAAGTAATAAGTTGCTTGGTATCATTAACAATGTTCTCAGTGCTGGTCCGAAGACGGCAAAAACCTTAGTCACTGCATTCCCTGAATATTCAGTAGAGTATCTGGCTGGATTTTGGCTTGATATACGAGACGCTGTTGTTGAGGATTACGAATGGCAATGCGAGAAAATGTAAAGGAGGATTAAAATAATGGATGCTGTTGAATTTTTGAAAACTCGAAGAAGATTGTGTAATAACAATATTTGTGAAGATAGTTGCCCATTGTTTCATTGTGAGGATGATGATACAGATGACGACTGCGTTAAACAAGTATGTGCCGTTGAGCAATGGGCAAAAGAACATCCCATCAAAACAATGCAGGATAAACTACTCGATGTTTTTCCCAAATCAAAAATAATAAATGGTTGTGTACTTTTATGCCCTATGGACATTGATGAGGAGTATCAAGAACGTAGTCCATGTAGTTATAAATTCTGCGAGGATTGTCGTCGTGATTTTTGGCTAAAAGAAATTAGTTGAGGTGAATGATGACAAATCAAGAAGCTGCAAATTTATTAGTTAAAGAATACAGTAAGTATAAGGCATTATGTATGGAATATCATCAGCATACCTATAGCGATATTAGATTATCAGAGGCCATTGCTATGGCCGTAGCAGCTTTGAATAAAGAAGACAATAAGGAGGATTAAGTGAATGTTTGGTTTAATTTCAAGACGTAAATTTATTAGCGCTGTTGAAACGTTGCTCAGAGATAGCGCCGACAACAACAAAGCGACAGACAAAGACGATATGTATTGGCGCTTTGGTAATGCCAATGCTGTGAATTATATTTGTCATAAAGTTGGCGTTGATTCTATGGCACTCGAAAAGGAAATTAGGGAGGTTGGATAAATATGGGTATTGCGGTGATGATTCTCGGTACCAGTGGCAGTGGTAAATCTGCATCACTACGCAATTTTAAGCAGGAGGAAGTGGGTATTCTTAATGTAGCATCTAAGCCGCTTCCTTTTAGGAATACAAACAAACTACAGATGCTCAATAAGGCAAACTACGATGTTATCAAGAAAGCTGTATCATCTGGCCAGAAATTAAGTTGGGTCATTGATGATGCTCAGTATCTTATGGCGTTTGAGAGCTTTGACAAAGTGAATGAAGTTGGCTATGGTAAATTCACCACTATGGCCAAGAATTATCAGGAAATGTTGAGACATATTCAGGAAAATACAAGCCCTGATACTATCGTGTATGTGCTACAGCACGTTGATACTGATGATAATGGCAATGTCAAGGCTAAGACGCTTGGCAAGATGCTAGATCAGCAGCTTACAGTGGAGGGTTTGTTTACCATTGTTCTACTTGCTAAGGCAGATGAAAATAAGCACTATTTTATTACGCAGTCTGATGGGACTAATACTTGTAAATCGCCCATGGGTATGTTTGAAACCGTCGAAATTGATAATGACCTAAAGATGGTTGATGACACTATCAGAGATTATTATGGCCTAAGAAAGCAACCAGCTAAGAAGTCTACTACAGCTAAAACGGCTGAGTAAAATATATAAATTTCATTAAATTTCAGAAAGGTAATTATCATGAAGAAAGTTGACTTAAGCAAGGTTCAGGAAGCAGGAAACGGCAACTATAAGCGTCTACCAGCAGACGGTTATGTGCTAAAAATTCTCAAGGTGCAGGATGTGCCTGAGTACAACCGTCTCGACTTCTATTTTGATATTGCAGAAGGTCCGTATAAGGACTATTACAACGAACGATATAAGACAAATACTAACGCAAATAAGAAGTGGGGTGGCCGATTCTCTAAGTCTTACGACGCAAATAACGAACGCGCTCTGCCATTCTTTAAGCAGTTTGTAACCGCCGTTCAGAATAGTAACAAGGGTTTTGTTTGGGACGAAGAACATGAGCAGCAATTTATAAAGAAACTGGTAGGAGCAACGTTCCGCGAGGAAGAATTTGTCGGACAGAACGGAAAGGTCGCTGTTAGTTGCAAGCCAGATATGTTCCACAGTGTTGACAAGATTCGTAGTGGTGATTTTACTATCAGAGAGATTAAGCGCCTAACCACCACCAAGACCACAACCGCTGCACCTACCAATGAGCCAATCCCAGACTTTGAATCTGTGTTCAATAGCGCCCCTGCCACCTCTGTAACTGAAGCAGATGATGCAACACCTTGGGACGATTCTGATTCTAATCCATTTGCGTGAGGTTGATTATGGATAAAATTCTGCACGTTAATTTTATCACCGTAATGGACAGATGGGGGGATGTTTGTGGGCACAAGCTAAATTCTCCTGATTCAAGCAAGTTTGTTTTTACCGCTTACGATCTTTGCGAATGCCCCGAAGATGCTACTATTTATCGAGGTTTATTCAATGGCGATGACTATTTAAATGCAATCCAACTTGGTATGGAATTGGCGAGAGAAGGTTATACATCAATTGAAGTAACAGATAGCGAAGAGAAAGATTAAAAAATATTAAAGCCGGGGCTTGACAACTCCGGCTTTTTATTGTACAATAACCCATGAAGGGTAGGTGATAGCAATGATAAACAGATTTCTTGGATGTGGTGATCTGCAAGAAATCCGCATCGACCTATTCAAGACGCATATGCGCATCAAGCTGTCACTTGCTATCACCTCCGCAAATATCATCACTTGCCAGCAGACCATAAGTCGCAAATGGGGCGCACAGCAAATCCAGTCGTGGCTTGACATGATACCAGCCCTGCATCCGCGCATAGACGGCTATGTATATGTAAAAAATCAACGTTATTATACAATGAAAAAATCAGATACACCAACTAGGCTATTAGTTAGTGGTAATGTCAATGAATATAAAAAAGCATTGTATTATAATATGCAATATTGCCGCACAGAGCCAGCTGCAAGCCGATGTGGACTAAGCATAGAGATGGATGGGCAATGGGTGGATAATGAGAAGTTCGTTAATCTGACAGGTGAATGGGCACGGCTGTTTCATATCCCAGCTATTGACGGCTATGAGAAGCGGCTATATCGGCTCAAGCTGGATTATGGTAATGGCGCGGTTGCCGATGGTGATGTGGTCAAGGTTGAGCCGTATGGACTGAAGATGGTGGGCTGTGCACCATTGAATGAATATATAGATGATGAGCAGATGAAAAATATACTGCTTGAGATTGAAATAACCTCTTGACAAACCAAACAATATATGCTATACTTGGATTATCAAAGAGATGGAGGTAAGGATTATGGTTTGGAAAGTATGGTTCTATAAAGACTGGATTGAGGATGCGATGTATGTAGCAGTAGATTCATTTGATGAAGCAATTGCATTAGCTCGTCAGTTTGACAATAGATATAGCATGGCTCAGCCTGTATGTAAAGCCAATGCCTAAACCACAACTAATCAAATGCCGCCAATGTGGTCAATCTCATCCTAAATCAGATGCAATCCAGCTACCCAATAAATTCTGGTTCTGTTGCCAAGACTGCGCTGATAAATGGGTGGTTGGCCGTAAAAAGCAAGACAAACCAAAAGAGGATTATAGCCCATTGCGCAAGCTGACGGATTACGTGCAGACATATGCGCCTGATACTGAATGGGTTAAATTTGTACAGACGGTCAAGAAAATGCAGAGCGATTATGGGCTAACACCGCAAGCTATACATTATACTCTGTGGTATATGCGCGAACATTTGCAGATTAGGTTTGACGGGTCGGGCTTGCCTCTAGTTCCGTATTATACTGAAGCGGCTAAAAAATATTACAGCTGGCGGCAAAAAATGCAACAGGTTGTTGCTGATTGGCAACTAAAAGATAATGATGTTGAGGTTGTTAGAAAAGAGAAAAAGGAGGATGTGTTCAGTTAATGTCTCAAATTCAATATAAATTCAATAAGAATGATGAATATTACACTCCTGCATATGCGGTCAAGCCGCTTCTCAAATATCTTCTACCTCATAGCAATATTTAGTGTCCATTTGACACAGAAGAGAGTCAATTTGTTCAAGTATTGTCTAAGGCTGGACATAACGTCATATATGCACATATTTCAATAGGGCTAGATTTCTTTGAGAACAAGCCGCCATTTGGAACAGACTATATCATCTCTAATCCTCCATATTCCCTAAAGACAGAAGTTTTTCAAAGGCTATACAACCTCGGCAAGCCATTCGCTATGCTTATAAATTTTCAAGGTATCTTTGATAACAAGGTGCGTTTTGACCTATTTGAAGCAAATGGCTGTGAAATGATGTGGCTCAGTCCTCGCGTGTCATACATTAGACCTAATTGCACTCTGGCTCTGTCCCGTTTCAAAGTGGCTATTTGTGTCACAACGTGTTACCATCTCAACTTGTATTTGAGAGAATTAGTAAGAAGGATGATGTGTTTGGATGATTTTACTTGAATATTACAGGACTGGGCTTGACTGGATTGATAGAGTTGAAAGGGTGTATATCAACACATCGAATATTCAATATATCACATGCGAACCTTATAGTTGCTCTAGGAATGTAGTTGTTGGAATCAACGGTGATCAATTCATGCTAACGGATAATAGCGGCAAAAAATTGCTTGCTCGAATGGATCTATCTAAGGAGGATTTGATTAGATGACATGGCATAAAATGCAAGACTTTCCATATAAATCAACTAACGTTGTAGACCCTAATAAATTTGTGATGGTTTCACAGTGTCTTTATAGCATTAGAAGCCCGTATAATTGTTTTGTTGCTCAACTGTGCCCAGGCGATATTAGCGATGGTGATTGCTGGCGTACTCCTATTGGTGTATACATAGCTACCGACGATACAGATCGTTGGGCATATATTGAATTGCCAGAGGATTAAAAGATGGTTGAATTTGTAAACAAATACGCGGAGGCTTTTGTTGCTCTGGCGGATGGTATGCTTGATACGAGCGATATCGAGCCGTATATGGATGTTGTTGTTGAGGCGTTGAAGAAACAAATTCCTGCCAAACCCAAACCAATGCCGCTTGTACCCGACACAAAATATTTCTATTGGTGTTCAAATTGTTATATGGGGATTGACAGATATTGTCAATATTGTGACAAATGTGGACAACGGTTAGATTGAGAGGACTGACTATTGCTCTATGATGCAAATTCAGCACGTCTTTTATTAGGTTGTCTGCTAATCAAGCCATCGCTTGCCATCTCCGATAAATACCCCATGTCCAAAGCCGACCTAGAACCAGTGTCGTTTCATTTACGTCTTTGGCAAGCCTGTGTGGCTCTTGCTCGTCGTGGCGCTGAATCCATATCAAGCCTAGATATTTATATGTTATGCAAGAACAACAAGCAGGTAGAGGACATATTCAAGGCAAATCAACTTGACGATTTTATTGATACGGTCAAGCAACTTGCCAATGTCGGCAACTTTGACGTATATTACGCAAATGTGCGCCGGTGCACGTTGATTAGAGCGTATAAGGCGGCTGGGTACAATGTAGACAAGTTTGAGCAAGATGACCAAGCATCCATTGAAGATATTGTACAGTGGTTTGACGCACAACAGATAGCTATCAAAAAGGCGTTTTATAAAGACAAGGATGTTGATGAACTAAAGGCTGGTGATGGCTTTGAGGCGGTCAAAGAGGGCTTCAAGGCAGAGCCGCTATTTGGTGCTACAACATTCAGTGAATATCTGAACACGGCTGCTAGAGGCTGGATTCCTGGACAGTTGTCAATCTATTCGGTCGGCTCAGGCATAGGTAAGTCAACTATCGGCTTGGCTAATCTTGTGCAAGTATGCTGTCCTAGAATCTATGATATAGACAAGGAGCAATATGTAGACAACCCATGCTATCAACATAAGGCTGGTCTGTATCTCCAGTTTGAGATGGCTGGTGATACTGAAGTCACGCCTAAAATCGTGGCTACAATTAGCGGCGTACCATGCTTTAGCATTTTGAATGGCCGCTATGAAGAGGGCGAGGAAGAGCGGGTTGATGAGGCGATTAAGATTCTGCATGAATCTAATCTGTATATCGTCACTATGCCTAATTATACGGTTGACCTGATTGAATCATATGTCAAGGATTATGTGGTAAACCGAGGGGTCGGCTATTTGTGCTACGATTATATAGTCGAGTCAGCCTCAGTATCGAGCGATATTGCCAAAAAGAACGGTGTGGCTACACGGTCAGATCAGGTCTTATCAGGTATTGCAAGCAAGCTTAAGGATTTAGCTGTTGAATATAATATTGCCGTCCTTACATTTACTCAAGTTAATGCCAATGCTATGACGCAAGAAATTATGGATAGTGGTGTTGCGGCTGGTTCAAGAGCTATTCAGAATAAGGCTGATGTGGCCGGTGTTATTATGCCATTGCGCCGCAAAGAACAGGACATAGCTGATATGATGGCCGAAAAGTACCCTGATAGAGTCAAACCGAATCGTGTGTTATCTGTCTACAAAATGCGCTTCTCATCGGTTGAACAGGGCATTAAGATTTATTTTAATCTCGATTTGAATACTGGGCGAACAAAGGATTGTTTTGTAACGAGCAAGTTTGACCAGCCCTATTCGCTCAGTAAGACAAGGTTGGTGTATGCGAAATGAGTCACTTGATTTGTTGTATTGTAGCTGCTATCAGCGGATTTACGATTGCTGGAATCAGCGAACTTGAACGTGGATACAAGAAGAATCATAGTTTTAGTATGTTGGCGACATTGTATAGTGCATATGTAACATTGGTGTTGTGTGTCGTGACTATTATTATTACACTGATGACAAAGTGAAATATGAATGAATTATTAAAACAAAAGAATAATGATGCTTGGCGCGAATTTTATCTGCGTAATCCTGATATATTTATTGAGGATTGGTTTAATATCAAATTGAAATGGTATCAAAAAATCGTTCTGAAACAGATGATGAGAGACAAGAAACTTGGCGATGTGTACGATTATGCTGTAAAAATTAGTGGGAGATATTCACGAAAATGACAGATAGAGTAAAAGAATTATGCTTATGCGCGAAAGATATTGCTGCAAATGCTGATAAGTTATTAGCAGATGTTCCATATTATCAAGACTGCGATATTGTCATTGGGTTGCATAATGACGAAGCGCCGTTTGTCAAGGTGGTACAGAGATATGTACCAGAGGAGGTTGTGAAGTGGTATAAGGAGAATGACCGATGAACGATAAACAAATCAAAGCGTTAAACGAGGTTATTGAAGCCGCTATTCAACACGGAGGTGATTATGGTGGGGCATACTATTGTTATGCCGGTGAACTTGCAGACGCTATGGACTTTCTTGTCGCCACTATAAACGACAGCGATTATTATTGGGAGTGGAAAAACGGGCGTGAGAAAATACCAGTTGTTGTTAAGAGAAAGCGTTGAAAATGATTGACATTGCCTCTCTCAAACTTCAATTAACCGAAGACCGCATTATTGAGCTGATGGATGCTCTTGGTGCGCCATTGATGAAAGCGGATGGCAATTATCTTGTATTCCCGTCTATCTGCCACCAGAGTGACCCATTAGCTCACTCCGCTAAGCTCTGGCTATACCTAGACTTCATGCAGTACAAATGTTGGAGTTGTGGCTTTTCAGGTGATACCATATCTCTAGTTCAGCACGTCAAACACCTTGACTTCAATCAAGCGATTACCTATATTTGCTCTACTCTACATTTGCAAGTCGGTCAAGTAGAGCAAAATGAGCAACTTGATAATTGGGCTGAGTTGCGTCGATTCCTACCCAATGCCGAGCCAGAGCCATGTAAGTTGGCCACATATGACCCAGCCGTCTTATCCCTATTTGACCACTTATACCCGCAAGATTGGCTAGATTATGGGATAACAAAAGATACACTTGATAAATTCGGCGTAGGTTGGTATGCACGGCAAGCGTGTATTTCCATACCTGTGGTGTTTAATGGGCAACTCGTAGGCGTGAGAGGACGATATACAAGAGAACATGATGTGGCTAAAGGCAAGTATAGGCCGATATGTACGCTTGATGGACAGGTGCTTAAATTCCCAAGCGGTGCTTGCTTTTATGGCTATGACCAGAATAGAGCCGCTATTGAAAAGTCACGCCAAGTGGTGCTATTTGAATCTGAAAAAAGTGTGCTAAAAGCGCCCGAATACGACCTACATAACAGCATAGCTGTCTTTGGCTCTAATATCAGCAAGCAGCATATCCAGTTATTGCTTGAGTTGGGCGTAAATGAGGTTGTGTTGGCCATGGATAGCGATTATCATGTTGTGGGTGATGATGAGTTCAAATTCTTTGTGGTTAAGATGAAGAAATTGGTGGCTAAGTTGCGCAGTTATTTCAACGTTTCAATCGTCTATAACAATCAAGGCTATGATATGTATAAATGCAATATGATGGATATACCATATGAGCAAGCAATGAAATTATGGGAAAGTAGGGTGAAAGTATGAGAACACCATGTAAGTATGCGCATGAGATCACATATAACAGGTTTGTGAATGGCGAACTAAAAGATGTGACTGTTAATGAATGCTTTGCTGTGCCGGAGCCGTTTGAATGTGACGATGGATGCAAAGAATGTTGCACAAAGCATAAGTCTTTAGGGGATAATACAAAATTGTCTTGGATACCAACCCAATGTCTTGACGAGCAATATGGCTATATATATAAATGCGCCAGATGTGGCGAAGAAATTATTGGCACGTCCAACTATTGTCCTTGTTGTGGTTATGAATATGAGCCTTGGTACGGCATAACGTTTAATTAAATAATACTTGACAATCAACCTCATTTGTGGTATAATCGCTATATCAACAATAAGGAGGTTGATTTTTATTATGATTGAATGGCGTAAAGTAAAAGATGTATTGCCGCCATGTAGTAAATCGGTTCTTGTAGCTGGTTCAGAAACGGATGGCACATACCCAGAAGAATTTGTTCATCTGATGAAGATGTTTGTCAATCATTATTCATATGGTGACGAATATATGTGGCGATGTGTATGGGATGCAGATGTGTATGAGGTTTATGAAGATGACCAATGGGCATATATCAACTTCCCAGAGCCAGAAAAGGATGGTGGTTGAGTGAAAATTCATCCACTACTAGATTCCCTTAATGAAGCCACATTTTTACGAGCATATTTACGTGTCTGTGGTATAGATGATATTGATGCTTATCTGCATCCAGATAAGATTGAATATCAAAGCCCAGATATGTATAAGAATATGGATGTGGCTGTACTGCTACTTAAACAACATCTTACAAAAATGAGTAGAATCGCAGTTTTGTGCGACGAGGACGACGATGGCCTGTGTTCATGCGTTATCATTGCAGATATGCTTAAGCGGCTCAATGCTGAATATCGTATCTTCTTCCATACGGTTGCAAAGGCGCACGGTATTAGAGCCGACTCATCTGATAAGGTGCTGGATGATATTCTTGAATATGCGCCATCTCTACTTATCATCCCAGACGCAAGCGCAGATAGAGAATCATGCCAGACGCTCAGAGAGCATGACTGTGACGTGCTTATCCTAGACCATCATCTATATGATTTTTCAAATAATCCATACGCAGTTATTGTGAATTGTCTGCAACAGAGCGATACTAATCAATCAGCAAGTGGCGCATTGATAGCAAGCAAATTCGCCAATACCGTTCTGGGCAACGATAAAGACGAATATGCCGACCTTGTAGCCATGTCGCTTATTGGTGATGTTATGGATTTACGCGACCTAGAGAATAGAGCCTATATCAATCAATGGCAAAGAGATTATGAGAAGGCGGTGAGCAAGCCGAATGAATGAATTTTTGACCTATATGGTAGAGAAGTTGGGCAAAGGTAGGCCGCCCTCTCCAACAAACGTGTCCTGGAACGTTGTGCCCAAGATTAACGCCGTTTTCCGTAATGGCACGCAAGATGATAGAGCGGTGCTGATTGACGGCTTTATGGGCAACGTAGAGCCTGAGACGGCTATTAAGGTTGCTACTCGTTGCCATAGTAAACAAACTCGTGAAGTCAAGGCGTTGTTTGATTCAGCTATTGACAATCTCAACATTTATAAAAATTGCGTCGTAGCAATGATTGATAATGAATACAAAGAATATACAGGTTTATTGGCTAATAAGCTAATGTCCAAATACAATAAGACTGCATTTGTGTTTAGAAAATTAGACCCATGCACTCTATCAGGTAGTTATCGCTCGCCTGTTGATATTATCGGCCTGCTTAATGGCAGTGGTTTAATTACAGCGCAGGGTCACGGTTGTGCCGCCGGTTGCTTCTTGAAGGTGTCAAATGCCAAGCGATTCGTCAAGTGGTTTGACGAGCAACAGATTGATATGGTTGGTGTTGTTGAGGTTGCAGCCAGTATTGAACCAAGCCAGATTACACAGGCGCTATGTCAAATCTGTGTAGATAATGAGGGTTTGTTCGGACAGGGGTGCCCCAAGCCACTATTCCATTGTACTTTAACAACTCCACAGATTTATGTATATCGTAATCGCTTAACTACTGTCAAGCTGATTCAGGACGGCATTGAGTTCATTAAATTCTTTGTTAGCAATGAAGAAGCAAGTCAGTTTGAGGCGGCACAGGGCAAATCCATAGAGGTTGTGGTATCTCTTGGATTGAATGAATATAATGGGCAAATTAAGCCGCAAGCAATAATCGAGCGATATGAAATTGCAGATAAGAAAAACGATGAATTTGATTGGGAAAGGATTTTTCAATAATGGGTAAAATGACGATTGGTGACTTGCGTCAAAAGCAAGCATTACCACTTGAAGCGAAAATTATTGTATCTAAACAGAGAATCAAAGAGTGATATGAACACTGGGATGGTGAAGTATATATCTCTAATTCGGGAGGTGTTGATTCTACTACTCTCAGTCATCTCGTCCATTCTCTATATCCTGATGTACCAGATGTGTATTGTGATACAGGACTAGAATATCCTGAACTAAGAGATTTTATTATAAGTAAGCCAGGTGTGATTGTGTTGAAACCAGCTATATATGATAGAAAAACAAAATCATGGCAACACACATCTTTTGCTAAAGTTATTAAAAAATACGGTTATCCAATTATTAGCAAAGAACAGGCCGCGTTTATTCAAGAATACAGGGCAACCAAAAGTGAACGCTTAAAACAAATTAGACTTAATGGTAATAGATACAATCGCGGTAAAATTTCTAAGAAATGGCTCAAGTTTGTCGAGCCGTCTTGCCATATACCCGTGAGCAATAAATGCTGTGATATTATGAAGAAAAATCCATCCAAACGATTTGAGCATGAGACAGGTCTACACCCGTATATCGGCACTATGACAGACGAAAGCGCTCTACGCGAGACAAATTGGCTAAAATTTGGTTGCAACGCATTTGATAAGGATAGGCCAACAAGCAATCCATTATCTTTTTGGACTAAATCAGATGTGTTATCTTATATAGTTAAATACAACATCCCATATGTCAAAGAAATCTATGGTGACATCATAGAACAGGACGGCGTATATACCACAACTAAGCAAAAGCGCACAGGTTGCATTTTCTGTGGCTTTGGTTGCCATCTTGAAAAAGAATCAAACAAATTCCAAACGTTGGCACATACACACCCCCAGCTCTACGATTACTGTATGCGTGGCGGCAAATACAACGAATCTGGCATGTGGATTCCTGACAAGGGACTTGGTATGGCTAAAGTGTTAGATTATATCAATGTCAAATGGTGGAATGATGGCGATGAAGCCAAGCGAGATGAATATAGAGCTAAGTATAAGGAGAAAGAAAAAATTGAGCAGAGCAGAACGCAACCGCCGCAAGAAGATTGAGCGACCCATGAAATATGCGCCTATTCATTGCCCGAATTGCGGCTTGGTCGTAGATGAAAAATATGTAGTTGACCTAGATTCGACTTGTCCTATTTGCGGTAGAGAGCTATTTGGCGCACTAAAAGAAATGATGAAAAATAATTAAATAACCTATTGACAACCTCCTGTTCATGTGATATACTTATGGTACAAATTGAACAGGAGGTTGTTTAATTATGAAATTTTATATCCATCGCACATTGAATTGTGAAACCGCAGATCAACTTAGACGTATTTACCCGATCCTCAGCTATTATGTTATGCACGATGAAAAGATTGGTTGGCTTGGAAACATGGGTGCTTGTATTGAAATCAATTCTTTTAAGAAGCTGATTGAATTGAACAAGACAACAAACCACCCCATTATCATTGATGTAAACGATGAAATTCCGACCATTGAAATCTATGACGATTGGAGGGAGTAATTAAATGCAAGATATACTTACCTACACAGCATGGCTCGATGTGGTATGCGACATCTGTAATAGCTTGTTGAAAGCAACTGTAACTATTGTAGATAATGAATTTAAGGTTGTGGCGAGTAAATATAGATGGGTTACATTTATCAGTACAGAGCGAATCCATTGGGTGTATGATAAAGGATGGGAACCGGCATTTGGTGCAACTAAGCTGATGGAAACGATTATCGATAGATGGGAACAGCTAATTGTTGAGGAGGGCGATTGATGCCAAAAGCAAAATTGCTCCCACAGCGATTCTTATACCGTGACGCCAAGACCGATTTTGCCATCTTGTCATGCAAGCTGGTTAATCCTGTTGCCGGTATAGAGACGCACCCCGTATATCATAATCTCACGCTAAAAGGCGCAAATATAGCCAACTTTGAGCTGAATCGCCGCATTGACTGCATCATTGAGCCAATCATTGACGAGGAGCATCCATATAGCTATAAATTTATCAGTTTTGGCTCGTTTGAAGCAAAGGGCGGCAAATTCAAGTTGACAGAGAAACAGGAGCTACAGGCTCTACGCAGCTTGATGACGAATAGGCAGGCCGAATCATGCCATGCCGCCTATCCTCGTTTCGTCAGCATGGTGCTGAATGGCGAACAAGAACAAATTGACCCCAATAAAATCAAGTATGTTAAGAATGTGCTGTTGAGCCGCTATATTGCTAAAATCAAGTCAATCAATAACCGTGTCGCGTTCATGGAAGAGGCGGCTAAATGGTCTATTGAATCTGATGAAAATCTGAATAAAATTGCGGCGCGATACGGAAATATTGATGAGTTCAAAGAGGACATAGAGCAGAACCCATATAACGTGCTGATAAACGTGCTTGATTGGGGCTGGACTAGGGCTGATAAAGCGGTAATGAAATGTGCGCCATCTCTTGCTTGCTCATTAAATAGAGCCGAAGCCGCCTGTATCTATCTACTCAAGCGAAATGAGGATGATGGCAACACGCGAATCGGCGCATCTGAGCTATTTGACCAGTTCGTGTCGCTATGCCCTGAATCGGTTAGTTATATTTATGAGGCAGTCACTACATCGTCTAAAATCTACTATGAGCCAGAGCGCAAGTATGTAAGCCGCAAATCGACCTATATGGCTGAATGTCATGTAGCTGAGGTCGTGAAGAAAAAAATAGCCAATCCACATTATTCTCCTATGGATTGGCAGAAGTTTACAAGTGTAGACGGCTTAGATCTGACAGATGAACAAACGCAGATTCTTGAGATGGCTTGCAAGCAGGATGTAATGATGTTGACGGGGAGTGCCGGTTCTGGTAAGAGTCAGACGCTCAAGGCCATTATTGAGATGCTTGAAGCTAACAACTATGGCTATACACTGCTAGCTCCGACAGGAATCGCCGCAAAGAGGATGCGTGAGGCAACAAGTCGTGAAGCCAGCACCATTCATATGTTCTTGCTGAGTGAAGCGATGGCGGGCGATTATGTGTTGATTGACGAATCTGGCATGGTTGCAGTTGACCTGCTATCCGCTCTATTCAATAAGCTCAATGATACCACCAAGCTCATCTTTATTGCCGACCCATCTCAGCTTGCTTCTATCTCATGTGGTAATGTTGTGCGCGATATGCTTGATAGCGGCATCGTGCCTATATGCAACTTGACCAAGGTGTTCAGATACAACACATCTGGCATTATAACTATTGCTACTGATGTACGAAATAGTGATAGTAGCCATCTGACAGATACTTTCACGGATTACAAGTTTGTTAAAATTGATACATTGCCAATCAAGCAAATTGAGCGAGAATATGCGGCTCTGTTGGCTAGTGGCTATGGGCAGGATGATATATTGATTCTGTCGCCATTCAATAAGGGGCAATGCGGCTCATTGGTTATCAACAATTATATCCAAGATAAATTTAACCCAAATCCACCTACAGATGTTGGTTGGACAATGAATGGCGTGGAAGTCAAGTTCCGTGTTGGTGATAAGGTCATCAATAAAAAGAATGAATATCGTATGCCACTTGTCGATAGGGAGGCTACGGTGTTTGTAGCCAATGGTGATATGGGGCGCGTTATGGATATTGAGCCTGATGATAAGATGCCGCAGATGGTCGTACGTTTTGATTGTGGCGATTGTCTAGTTGATAAGGCGCATATCAGCAGGATGTTGCTAGGATATTGTATCAGCACACATAGCAGCCAGGGCTGTCAAGCAAAGGCGGTGATTGTGGTGGTAGATAGAAGCCATATGCGGCTTATTTCGCGCAACCTGCTATATACTGGGGTGTCAAGGGCGCAAGAGCGGCTAGTAGTAATTGGCGATATGGAGGCGATTGAGACAGGACTAAATGTGCAGGAAGAAAAATGTAGGAATACGTGGTTGAGAGAGGTGTTAAAGGATGGCGTTGATTAAATGAATTATGAATTTCATGTAGGGGATTATGTTAAGACAAGAGCTGGATATATCGGGTATATTGATAATGTCTCAGACTTGGGAGATGGGAACATTGTAGTTCGTGTACGTTGCGAAGATGAAGACCTTGTGCCCTTTAAAGTTAATGACTTAAATGTCACAAATAATTTTCTTCGTATCGGCGCATATGATTTCACTAAGAAAGAAAAGAAGAAGATTGAACATCTTGAAAAAGACTTGCCAGTAGAGGGACGAATTAAAGATAAAACGGTTGAATTTAAGCAATACTTTAGCGATGGAGAGTACGTTAAGTTTGTTTATAATGGCAAGATGATTGATAAAATCAATGAGCTTGTTGATGCTGTGAATAAATTGATGGAGAAATAAAAATGACGAGAACAACGTGTGATATTTGTGGCAAACTAATTACTGATAATAGAGAGAGATGGCTCGTGTCAATTAAATCTGCAGTTGGCGTTAACGTCCTTAAATACGGGCAAAAAAATTGTGAGCTGACCATTTGTGATGTTTGCCAAGATTGTGCCGATTCAATTTATAATTATGTTCAAACACTAAAAATCACTCTTGACAAATCAACCGAATCGTGATAATATAGATGACAAGGAGGTAATGCGATTGACAAAACAGCAACTAATCAACAATTTGTCGAAAATGCGTACAATGGCTGAAGATACGGCGCACGTCCGTATCCACATTGGCAACCAGCTCTACGACATTGACCACATTGACACAGTAATTGACATGGATACAAATAAGCCAAATATTGTTATTCATGTTAAGGATAAATAAGGAGGATGATATATTGTTTGTAAATGAGGTATATGAGTCTATCTGGAAAGACCGATACCAAAAGGATGGTGAGTCATATGATGAGCAACTATGGCGCGTAGCTGAATTTATTGCTAGAGCAGAAGATGATAAGCCATATATGTGGGCTGATAAGTTTTACTCAATTATGAAAGAAGGTTATTTCTTTCCTGCTGGTCGTACCATGAGCAATGCTGGCGTTGGTGAAAAACTAACCCTCAATAATTGCTTTGTCGCGCCTATTATTGGCAATAGTATGGAGCAGATTTTTGATGCGGTTAAGTTAGGCGCTATGACACATAAGGCCGGAGGTGGCATTGGATATGCGTTCAGTAATCTAGCTCCCAATGGCTATAAGACGCGCAATGACGCTATTGCATCTGGCCCAGTTAGTTTTATGGATGTATTTAATGCTCAGACAGCTACGGTGCAGCAAGGTAGCAGGCGCGGCGCAAACATGGGTATGCTCAGTGTGTATCATCCTGACATCCTTGAATTTATACGCGCCAAGTCTGCAACTGAAGGACGGCTTAATCATTTTAATCTATCCGTAGTTGTAGATGATGCTTTTATGCAGTTAGTCATTGCCGATGGTCAAGTTCAGTTGCATTGGCCTATTTATGATGAAAAGGGCAATAAGTTACCACCAGCCAAGTGGGATAAGCAGTTTACCAAGCTAGTGCTAGCTCGTGATATCTGGAACGAAATCATGAAGATGGCATATGATAATGGTGAGCCGGGCGTATTCTATGAGGATAATGCTAATAACCGCAATCCTGCATGGTATGTAGAAAGAATTGTATGCAGCAATCCCTGTAAGCCTAGATAAAAAGTGCAGGGCTTTAGAGAAATCTAATGGAAATAATCAATCGTGAATTGCTGGAAAGCTAAAGCTAATCAGCAGCCAAGCCAACAACAGGTTGGAAGGTTCAACGACTAATGTAAATTTAATATGGTACGAAATTATAGGAGGCTATAATAGTATGAACAGTTCAGAGTTAAAAGGATATTTAACAGGGCTTATTTTTGGAGATGCAAGAATTGATAACGGCGTAACTAAGCGTGCTATTAGAATGAGTAGTATCAATAAGGATTTTATTTATAAGATTAAATCTGATTTAGAGTCTTGTTCTAATTTTGATATTGTTGTGAATTACCATCAAGGTAAATGGGCGAATGGATGTAATCATAAAGATAATTGGGAATTATACATTAAAGCTCATCCGTACTTCGCTAAAAAGTACCATCATTTCTACGATGACTACAAACATAGAACAGCATCTAAAGAAGCATTAAGTTGGCTGACCCCAAACGGACTCGCCAATTGGTATATGAGTGATGGATATGTTTGTCTTGTAGGTAAGTCAACTAATAATATTAGATCGAGACGCATTAATATTTGCACAGATAGATATTCTCTTGAAACAGTTGAAGCAATGAGCAAGATGCTCAAAGATAAATTCGGACTTAATTGCTCAATTATTAAAAGAGATAAATTTAGACGGTTGCGCATTCAGCAGTCTAGTTATGAAACATTTATCAATTTAATAAAACCATATATGGTTGATAGTATGATGTATAAACTATATCTCGGATATGAGTATCAACCCGTATGGATGAGTGATGAAAACTGGCAACTCCAAATAAATTTACGCAGTGCGATTGCCCTAACGTGTAAAGACGAGGGATAAGATATAGTCTAACACATTAAATATGTGTGGCAGAATATCTAGCAGGAACAATTAACGCAATCGACCCATCGCAGTATGGTGGTGCTTGCAATCTTGGTTCATTGTTCCTTCATAATTTTGTGCGTAACCCATTTACTAAACAGGCACATCTTGATACTGAGGCACTAAGAGACACAATCTCTGTTGCCGTCCGTATGCTCGACGATATTATTGATGTCAATAAATTTCCAGATAAGATTTATGAGAATTATCAGAAGGGTATGCGCACTATTGGTATTGGCGTCACCGGTCTAGCAGATATGCTTGCTATGCTTGGCATGAAATATGATAGCAAGAAGGCTAGAGATTATGTCGAATCTCTAATGCAGATGATTACCAATGCTGAATATTATGCCTCTGTGCAGCTTGCTAAAGAAAAGGGCTGTTTCCCTTTGTGTGAGCCTGATAAGCATATGAGTGGTAGTTATGTTATGGATGTGCTTGAGGATAGTATTCTCGATGAAATGGCCGAGTACGGTATTCGTAATGCCAAGATTCAGGCAGTTGCACCATGCGGCACAATCTCCATGGTGTTTGGTAACAACTGCTCTAGTGGCATCGAGCCAATTTTCTCTCTGAGCTATGACCGCAAGGTAAAGATTGGCGGGCAAGACGATAAGGATGTCAAAATCGTCAAGATGATGGACTATGCTTACTATCTATACCATAAACTAAAAGATGAAGGCAAGTCCCTAGATTTTGACGAGCATGATATTTTCCCGACTGCGCTCAATATGTCTGTTGATGACCATGTAGCCATGCTTGCTATTATTAGCAAATATACCGACATGAGCGTCAGCAAGACAATCAACGTTCCTACTGAAGCATCGTTTGATGAAGTCAAGGACATTTATATGCAATGTTGGGAAAAAGGCATTAAGGGTTGCACCATCTTTAGACCTAATGCTATTCGTCAGGGCATTTTGCTGACTGATAATAAGCAAGGCGAAGAAAAATCTGAATCGATGGAACCACCAACTCTCCCTCGCGGTTCAATCATCGAGCCAAGCAATGACCTGATTGGCAAAAAGCGCAAGATTCAGACAGGATGTGGCAGCTTACACGTCATCGGCTTCTTTGACCCTATTGACGGCAGTCTACAAGAGGTATATTTCAACAAAGGCTCGACAGGCGGATGCCAGAATTTCATGGTTGGTCTGAGTCGCGCAATCAGCCTACTATGCCGTGCCGGTGTAGATATTATGACCATCAAAGACCAGCTTGATTCAACAGGTGTATGCCCCTCTTATGCTACGCGCAGAGCAACCAACCATGATACCAGTAAGGGGTCTTGTTGCCCCATGGCTATTGGCAATGCTCTAGTTGATATGTATAATGAGATGCAAGCAGAGCTAGATGATAAAGAGGATGACGATAAGCCGGTAAAGAAAGTACCGATTAAATCCGAGATTGGCAAAATAAACGTATTAAATACGAACAATGGTGTATGCCCTGAATGTGGCGAACCGCTTGTGTTTGAGGGCGGTTGCTGCACCTGTAAGTCATGTGGATATACAAAGTGCGAATAAATAAGGAGGATTAACCAAATGACAGAACCCCGTATCAATTTCTATAAGAATCGACTAGGTGATGAGGACTGGATTTGCTCATGTGATGAACTTGACCTCATGTCCGAACCAAACAAAGGTGACCTACTATGGTTGCCCCTAGATGGTGATGACGAAGACCGCGAGATGTATGTAGTCATGCAGAAATATATCTCAGGCGATGAAATTGCCTATTTCTGCAAGCCATATAATTGGGAGGATTGAGATGGAGTACCTACTAAGATTTTTTATCAATCATGCAAATTGTTGTAAACCAGAGCATCAATATGAATACACTCATGCCGCCCGTATGCTAGTGCCACGCATTGGTGAGCACGTCTGGCTACCAACAGAAGATGGGCTAGGTGCTAGATATCTAGTACGCAATGTCGAATATGACCTGTATGACAGTGGGGCAACAGGATTTGTCGACGTATACGTCATTCGAGATGATGAAACGGACAGTGAGGAGGACTACTAATTGCCAAGTGTATCTAATGTTCGTGTATATGGACTAGATGAGGCGATTAGAGCAGCTAAGTATCCAAAGGCGGTTGAGCTTGACGGCTTGACCGCCGAGCTTACTAAGGGTATTAAGGCTTGCTTGAATTGTCCAACCGGAGAAGGGCATGATAATGCTCTAAACGGCATCATTGTTCAATTTGACCTCACATTCAGTCAGAAGGCATGGCCAGAATTGCAAAGATATCACTTCTTTGACTTTGTATCCTCTTGCTCTACAATGCATAAACTGCAAAACATGAAACCCAGAATGCAATGCAACCGCTATGTTGACCCAAGAGCCATCGATGTGTTGAATGAAAAGATTGATGAATATAACCGTCTACTCAAAGTACGCAAAGAGGGGATTGCTGTATCAGACAATACACTGAAAGAAGCACGACTTGAGATGCTGTATAATATCCCTAGCGGATTTGAGCTTACAGCCGCAATGACCACCAATTATCGTCAGCTTAAAACTGTATATCAGCAGAGACGGCATCACGCGCTTCCTGACTGGCAGATGTTTTGTGATTTTTGCGAAGGTTTGCCTCAATTCCTAGAACTAACACAGAGAGGATATGAACCAAATGAAGATTAAAGCAAAGCGCATAACCGATACTGCCAAGTTACCTACTTATGGTAGCGAACGCGCGGCTTGTATGGATTTATATGCAGATTTAAGTGACCATTGCATCACGCTTAATCCGGATGTAGAAGTGCGCAATATTAGTGGCAATGAAAACGGCCCGATTCAGCGTGTGGGCATTGCGCCTCATAGCACCATCAAGATTCCTACTGGATGGGCATTTCAGCCGCCTGAAGGATATATGTTACAAATTCTACAGCGGTCTGGTCTAGCAAGCAAAGGGCTAATCCCGATTGGTGGTATTGTAGATAATGATTACAATTCTGAGATCATTGTGATTCTACTTAATACTAGCGATGATTATATTTTCGTAAATAACAGAGATAGAGTGGCACAAATGGCAGTTAGAAAATATTATCAGGCAGAATTTGATATTGTGGACGAGCTTGAAGAAACCGCTAGAGGCGGAAACGGATTCGGTTCCACTGGAGAATAAACAAAAAAAAACATCTTGACAAATCACTGATTGTATGATATAATTAGATAGGGTGCGCGGATAGACGTATTTTCGCTCTGAGGGATGATAGCCATTTCCTATCATCCCTACCCAAATATAATCTTTGAAATGGAGAGATTTTATGATTTATAAATGCGAATGGTGTGGTAAAGAATTTAATATACACCCATCAAGATTAAAAGCGAAACACATATGCTGTTCAAAACAATGCCAGTCTGAATTAAGAAAATCATTAACAAAGCCAAATTATGTGTGTCCAACGTGCAATAAGAATTTTCATGCAAACCCACGAGATATAAAAAATTATAAGCACGTCTTTTGCTCGAAAGAATGCTATCTTAAATATTTAAGCAAAAGGATGAAAGGTGAAGGGAACCATCAGTACGGCTTAAAAGGTAAATTAAATCCAACTTGGAAAACAGATGAAAAAATTACTCATTATGGTTATAGGAAAATCCGGGTATTAGATCATCCTTTTAGAGATTGTGACAATTTTGTATTTGAACACAGACTCGTTGCAGAAAAATATTTATTAACAGAAGAAAATAGCGTCGAAATCAATAGGGCGTTGTATCTAAAGAAAGAATACGACGTGCACCATATCGATGAAAATAGACTTAACAACGATCCGTCAAATTTATTAGTTTTACTTAAAAGCGACCATATAAGACTGCATAACGCTAAAAAGCCACACAAAAGAGATGAGAAGACTGGTCGATTCTTGCCGAAGGAGGGTACTGGCACATGATTCTACCGCGACTATGTATCAATGGTAGCAGATACCGTGTAGAGCTGTATTATCCTGAAGACCCAGATAATCCCATTGCCACCATGTCTGGCTTGGCTCGTTCATCATGTGACCTATTTACCAATATGCTATATATGATGCTAGAGAATTATGATGACGGCTATGACGTAGGCTACAATGACGCAATAGATGATATGGAAGGAGGCGAATTTAATGTGGAAGTTTAGACCAATCGGACTCTACTACGAGCTATTAGTCGATGGCGACAGTATCTATCTATGCCGTAAACGAGACACGATTATTCAAGCCGTGATTGAGGATTTATGCGATAGACATAATCGAGCAATGGCGGCATATGAAAACCTAGATACTGATATTGTCAGTTGTGATGAGGCGTATCTGAATGGACTAGAAGATGGCAAGGAATGTGGTTATACAAACGGCTACGATGATGGATATAAACGTGGCGTTGCAGATGCTCTGGGCAAAGATACTATAGAATAAAAAAAATGGGGAACATGATTACAGATATTTATTCTGCCATGTTCCCCATTTTTTTATATTAGTCGCCAGCAACCGCTTTCATCACCATCTTAAATGTCTGGTCGCCAGTATTCTTGACTTGTTTAGCTTCAGTAGTATATCCTGTTTTAGTGGCCGTGACAGTGTATGTATCGCCAATGCCACTTAGCAGAAATTGCTTGGCATTGTCGCTAACAGGGTCGACCTCTTCGCCATCAGCATCGGTGACAGTAATGATAGCATCCTTTGGTGTTACATCAACAGTCAATACAAAACCGTCCTGTAGCTCAACAGTGCCCTTTACAACCTTGAAAAAACGTCCATCAAGACCAACACCACAATTGCCCCTACCGACAACAGGCGTACCAACTTCCTCGCCTTCGCTATTGTGTAGAGTAATAAGCTTAGCGCCGCCAACCGCAGCCACGGTAAATAGTGCGCCATCCCAGAGCTGGCCGCAAGTAGAAACTGCCTTAGATTTATCAACAGTTGTTGTATTTGCATCACAAATCACCCCATTGATTAGTTTGAGTGTAGCACCAAGTTTGATGCCGCCACAAAAATTAGCCATATTCTATCCTCCACCCTCTATTATGTTTTTGATACCCATGCAAGAGCGCCGTCAACAACGCCTAATATTTTACCATTGTCATTGGCGGTAAAGGCTGGTAAAATAGCGTCAACGTATGCCTTGTTAACAGCGTCATTATCCTCGGTTGCCTCAGCGGTCAGTTTTAATTTTCCTACCATAGTACCCCCGGATTTAAGCAACGCACTAGCTTGAACAGCCCCAGTTTTTCCATCAACGTATTCTTTGGTGGTTGCATGGTTTGTTGCGGTTGGTGCACCAACACTAACTGCAACATAAGTTGATTGAGTATCAGCCTTGACGAATGCCGCAGTTCCATCATTAGAACCGGTCAACCTTGGTGCGTTTGTACCAGAATCCTCAATAGTTGAGCCAATATATAGTGGTGCTGGCCCGTCTGTGCTAATTCTATGAGCATTGATAATACCATGCTCGTTCATATCTAAGTCACTATCAACTTTTCCATTGTCCCCAAGCAAGCTATGTTCATCTACATAGGCCTTAGTTGCCGCGCCAACATCAGTGGCGGTTAAAGTAATGTCAGCCGATAGAGCCTTGCCATTAACCTTGCGCGTCGTTGATACTTTGTCGTCAAGCGCCGTTTGAGTTGCTGTAGAAACTGGCTTGTCAGCATCCGAGGTATTATCTACATTGCCAAGTCCAACGTCGCCCTTTACAAGCGTCACATTTGCGGAAAGCGTATGACCAGCCACTGTTCTCGTGGTAGGGACAGCACCGATTTCACCAGCCACCAACGTCACAACGCCTGTCTTCCCATTAACCGATTTAACAGCAGAGTTCGTTAAGAAACCAGCATCATTCTCAAGCTCGGAGGTTTTGGTGGGAATCTTAGTAGTAGAAGGTAGCGCCCCAACGTCAGATGCAGTTAGGCTGACAGAACCGGTCTTTTTATTGACCGATTGAACAGGCGCTTCAGCCGCTACAATAAATTTAGAATCATTGCTTAATTCGCTAACTTTTGTCGGCACTTTGCCATCAACATAAGTTTTAGTTGCGGCATCTTGATTTTCTGTAGGATCGAGTAAATCTGTAATCTTGTGATTGTTCAAACTAACCTCTGATTCGATGGCGATACCGCTATTTGTATTACTAATGGAATTAACGCCTATGATACTGTTTCCGTCCATATACAGATTGCCGGTCATAGGCACTGTGCCATCCGCTTTGAAGTCGCCACCAGTTACACTTTGTACATTTAGCACAGGTCTGCCTTGTTCGTCTTTCGTATAACTAAACTGTTTTGCATTTAATAGATATCCACCATCATTTGCTCTAATTGTTTTCATATATTATCACCTCAATAAATCGAGCGCCCCAATTTGCAGGGCGCTCTGAATATTTTTTCTTTATATTTAATCTTTTGCTTTGATGTAGGCACGTAGCCCAGTCGCAGGAGAGTATTTAGGGAGCTTGAATTGAGCTGACTTGCTTGAGCGCCAGATTTCGTATTGTGGGCACATTGCGTAAATAGCTGAATCGGTTTGAGAGAATGACATACACTGCGATTGCGATATAGAAGAGGTGTTTTCCCAGCTCTTTAATTTATTGTTTAAGTTTATATATGTTTTATCTGGCAATAGTATTGCATTATCTGTCACCATATACGTTGCCCATGGATTATTTTTTTTGCCTAATGTTGAATCTGTTGAGATGTATTTTATTTGTGTTGGGGTATCCGAAAGCGAATCTGCTTGATTAACGGTAAGATACACATACGATGAAGTAATATTAGAACCAAACGCCACATAATAATATTTCCCAGCAAATTTCCAAATTGCAGTTGGCAATGGTTGATAAGAAGATGACGATGCTCCATAGTGTGATGATATTTCAACAGTTCCACCGTCACCAGTTATGCCAACAAACCCAAGACTATAATCATCACTACCTCTGTATCGTGTATAACTTGTAGTTATTTTTCCATCTGCAATACCCAAACATCCATGCCCAGTACCATACTCTCCAACATCGTATGATGCAACTATTGGTGACGATGATAACGAATCATAAATCCACACCTGTCCAGAATCACTCCGTATACCAAAATAATACTTTCCGTTATAATATTTGGCATCTGCCCAATGTGGATAAGATGGTAAAGAAGACGGTATTTGTAAATTTTGGAAACTACTAAAGGAAGTCGGACTTCCAATACAATACTTGGCTTTGTAGCTAGATAAGTCAGCATTTGATATTGGAATAATGACAAAATTATTATTCATAGAATATGCATAATATACTGTATCTGCATCTCCTAATAAAACCCAATCGCCACTAACTGATAAATTTTTATAATACAAAGACGATACATAATCATACTTATACTTTATTGACATTAAAAGCTCTTCGCTTCCATTATCTAGCTTCCTTGATGCAACACTATAGTCAAATGGTTTTATATTTGCACTCATAGTAAAGCTCTGTTTGCTAACTTTATCAAAATGCATTTCAACGCCGGAAAACTGAGCACCCAATTCAGGATACTCACCATTATCCAATGTAGCACCATTACAAAGTAACCATTTGTCGCTGAGATTGGTTCTGCTTGTTGTCAATACATCGCCAATCTCGTAGCGATTATCAAATTTATTTAGCTTGCTTAACGCATCATCAAGAGTCGGTGGAGTCTGCCCCCCCCCCGCAAGCCCTAGCTCTGCCTTGGCGGTGTTATCAAGCAATACCTGTCCGCTATTTGTTTCTGGATACAGAGTGTCATAATCTGCACCATTGTATTCCTTCACAGTAAAATTTTTCTTAGTTGCCAATTTATATTCAACCTCCTTAGAGTTGTTATTTTATCGTTTTGCCTTGATATAGGCGTACAGACTACCGGCGGGAGTCCATGTTGGGGTTTTTGTTCCACTTCTATTAAATAGATACACGGTTGAGTAACCAGAACCGTTCCTCTCATTAATGTTTATTACAATAGATTTTTCATTTGACACATTTACATTGTTCATAGCCGCGCAATTGCACACGTGACTGTTACTAGAAGATATTAACTGTGCTCCAGTATCGGTCAATTTGTAAATATTCGTATCGAATAATAATTCATCGCCGATAATAAATAATACAAGATGAGGATCTTCCGCATCTTGACCCAAAGAGCCACTAATAGTTCTGTTATATATAGAAGTAAATGTAACACCGTCACTAGACTGTAAAAGATGAATGTTTATAACGTCTTGTTTGGTTTGGGGGTTGTAGACAGATTGCGAACTCGACATATAATAATAACCGTTGTAATATCCAAAAGAATTCCCAGTACCAGTCGTACTCAACGCGCTTATTGTTTTGGTTTGCAAGTCAAGAACTTTATTTACACAATAAACCATATTGCCAACATGAAACCAATCCCCACTCCCCAAAGAGGATGACGTAAAGGTTGTTACGGCCCCTGTCGAAGGGTCTACTAGGCTCACACCATTATTTGATATCAATATTTTTCCATTATATTCGCACATACCAAATACGGAGATATTGCTTCCAATCATAGTCGCATTGTTATTTTCATCCAACTTATAAAGGTATGGTGTTTCTCGTGATGAATAGGAGTTTTGACTTATGGCAGCGTAGGCAACCCCGTTTACATCGCACATATCATGTAATATATAATAGTTGCTGTTGTTGATTACAACACTACTCCACGAATCTCCATGATAGGAATCTTTTTTGTAGTTGCCACTTAAATATTCGGTCGAAGGTAATCTAGTAACAGCATAGAACCTTCCACCACAATAATACAATCTGTTCCCCAAAACACCATCATATGTCACTGTACTCCATCTTGAACTATCTAATACGCTGACACTCTGTCCAAGTACGCCATTTAATGCAGGATATTCAGCACTATCAAATTCTTGCCCATTGCACAACAACCACTTATCATCAAGGTCAGTTCTAGCAGTGACTAATACGTCGCCTACTGAATACCCCCCCCCGTGGTCAACGCAGTGAATGCATCATTCAGCGTAGTGTCAGTAGAGAGGTTGAGGATGTTTTGGGCAGATGCGTCAAGATTGACCTGTCCACTCGTATTTTCAGGATATAAGGCATCATAGGAATTGCCATTATATTCTTTCATCGTTATTAGTTTATCTGACATTATATTACTCCTTTAATTGAAAATATACCTGTCCGCTTGTCATGCCACTAGGAGGCGTAGTGGCAACCTGAATTTTATCTTGTTTGAATGTAGGGTCAGATGTCGACTGTACCTGTATAATACGGCTGGTCACATAATTAAACAATGCCGCAATTACCGTCTTATCGGCTAGTTGGTCATTTTGTAGGATGGCCAGCGCCGCCCCATACTGACCATTAGTCATATACTGTTTGAATTGGGTGTTCAGGTCAACATCCGTTAGATGTAGGTCTTGGTATTTTGTCATATGTCAGCCTCACCTGTTACATGAAACCAGAAATCCGTGGCTTGCTGATATGTAGGTTGTGTCTCAGATACAATATAGGCCGGACTATATCTATCACCAAAATATTGTTCTGTTGCGGTTAAGCCATCTAATACGTCATTCATCAACCCTGCGGATATAATCTTTCTTTGGCCGTTAGGAATCTGTGATAGCACCTGTTGCGCTACATCGTAACTCCCAGCCTCCATGGCCTCCTGATATTGCTTGACCAACTCAGCATCGTCAGCTGCGATATCAAGCATGGTTGGGAATGTATCAACTTGTCCGGGGAATTTAGTTGCCATTATGTCACCCCTTTTTAACTATATTCGTTTACATCTTCATTCTTTTTAGCAAAGACACGCTTAAATGCCAATAAGAGCAATTCACCACCAAATGCTGTAGCAGCAAATATCAACACATCACTAATATCGGTCGCGCCCCACTTGAAAACAGCATATGTCTTAATGGCAACCGCCCATACTGCAATTAGAGTGATTGCCCTAATGCAGTATAGAACGATTGTTTTACTCATCTGTCCTTTAGCCCATCTTCGCTTATAGCTAAGTCGGTTCATGGCTTGGTCGCTAATTTCTCAAATAGCGCCTCATTCCATTTATATGTGTCGAGCCAATCGATTGTCTTATCGTCAAATCCAAAACGCGACTTTACTTTGACCTTATTCGCCTCGTGCTCAGGATTGGCCTTCTCGGCTTTAGCACCATCATTAAGCACCATTACAGTATGACGGCTTTCATTGACTAGCACGTCACCACGTCTTAGATAATCAGCCGATGTTAGATATTTCTTATCGGTCAGCATATCAAACTTGCCTGTTTTAGCCCACTGTTGACGCATCTGGAACGTAGCGGGCGCATTACCAGCCGTATATGTCATATCCATATTGACACCAGCCGCCTCGGCACAAACCGCCATAAACGCCGAACAGTCCGTCTCACATGGGGCCTTGATTGCGGCTAGATTCCAACCAGCCTTTTTTGCTTCAGCTCTAAGCGTGTTTCTCTGCCACTGGTCGTAGCCAATATTTCTGTTAGCTACACCAGCCTCACACGCCTCAGCCATCTTTTCAGCCGTCTTTGGGTCTTTAGCTCTAATCAGTAATGTCCAGCCATTGCTATACCAGCCCGATTTGTTTAGTTCACGCCCCGATTGATTGCCAGCTTGACCGTTCTTGATATTACCGTTTTCGTCAATACTGGCCTGACCAATATATACAGCCATTACTTGCTCTCCTTCTTGGCGTTGACATTCTTAGTCAGGTTGGTCAGTTGGTCAATCATATCGCTAAGAGCTGTCACGTCCATTGGATACTGCACGTATTCTGCGCTTGTCTGCACCATAGCCATAACCCACTCTTTACGGGTCGCGCCATCAGCGAATTTCTTTTCGGCCTGTTCCATTAGCTTCATAACTAGGTCGAGTAGTCCAGCCCAGTTCTTTTCTTGAGTCGCCTTTTTTACATACTGTACCAACTTGAGAACAAGCGGGATACAGGTTGCCAGACCGGCAAGTAGCGCTACCACTAGACTAACAATTTGTTCTGCACTCATTATATATTCCTCCTAATTTCCATTGTTATTCCGTAATTTCTTTCCAACCGGCAAGATATGCGTCTGGGCTATACGCATTTCCATCCATCAGACTCTCATATACCTTACCGTTATATTTTACCTTATCGCCCTTGTTGTATGCATTGGTTGCGTCTGTAGGTTGAACGAAGTCAGGGATTGTATCCTCGCTCGGCGTATCTGGTTCGTCTGGCTCTGTTGGTTCAGTAGGTTCAACAGGGTCTGTTTCACCACTATCCTCTGTTACTTCTTCCCAGCCATATACGCCCGGCTCCCACACGTTAGCGTCAACTACACTCTTCCATTTCTTGTCATTATGCATGACGATATCACCTAGCTTATAAGCATCTGTTGCGCCTAGTGGCTGAACCCAAGTAGGAATACCACTTGGGTCAATGCCAACCGCTTTATATAAGCTCGTAGCCGTATCTGGCGTGTATTGCTCTTGGCTAGTATGGTCTTGTAGCACCTGATATAGCTGTGGGTCACCTACAGCATTGACACCGTATGACACCCATTCGCCTGTGATATATTTGACATTGGCCGCCCATGCATCAAATACGCTAGATACAACTAGCGCCTTTTCTTCAGGTAATGTAGCCGTGAAATATTGTACCGCTTTTCTAAATTGCTGGGCTTGTGCTATTCTGTCAATCATTCAGTCGCCACCTCCTGTTCCTTAACGCCAATCATCGCATCGATTACAGAATTTGCTTCTACCAGCCTATTCTGCAACTCAAGGATGAGATTTTCTTGATTCTGTCTATCAATAGTCTCTTGAGTTGGCTTGTATACGTGTTCGCCATTCTCATTAATGATTTCTACATATCCAGCTCTAGCTGGCAACTGAGGTCTAGTTATTACCATAATTTACCTCCTTGTTTTTACTTCTTTGCTTTAATATAGGCGTATAAGCCATCGGCGGGAGTCCATGTTGGGATTTTAATAAAATTAGAAATGGGGGTATATATATACATATTTGACGTACCGATCTGAGATATATATTGATTATTTACTTCATCAATATATATAGGATTTGTAAAAGACGGTTTATCACTCCATTCAATCAATTGTTCATCTGCTGTAATTGTATATCCGCTTGTTAGTAAAATACAATTGTCGCCCATATAACTTAGTCCAGAGTTAATACCATCAGGCATTGTTTTCCATGATTGCCAGTTATTACCTGTTAAAGATTGCGTTCTATATATAGTCGTATCTCCAAATCCGTAATAATATCCATTAAGATACTGAATTGTAGGAATGGGTGGCGTGTTCGACATAGTACCGGTTGGAGTGTTATAATTTAATCTTGTCCCAGCACCACTTTCATTTACAAGAATCGGAATAAAATGAATGTTAGCACCACTACCACCATCACCAACACCAATCATATGCCCATTTATAAACTGTCGCAATCCTATAGATGTAATGCTTCCAGATTCTTCTATTATTGATGTTGTAGCGCTACTCGTCAAATTATTCCGTTTGACGATTGTATTGAACGGGGATGAATCATTTCTCGAATAGTTATAATAATATCCATCATTCGAATTATAAATAAAATATCCGTTAGAAGCAGACATCTGGCTGCTCGTTGGATTTGTTAATAAGTCCGTAAAAGCATACACCATACCGCACATCGATTTGCCATCATTAACATGGGCAGCAACTGCGGCAACTGCACCAGACGCTCTAGCGCCCAATCCGGTGTCTGCGATTGTCCCATTTTTCAAATTGCTCAAAACAAACACTCTGCCATTTGTTGCGTAACTTGGCGAGGTTTGTTGATTTGCTGATAATATGCCCCACTTCTCATCGAGCTTTACAATAGAATGAGAATCTTTGTATTCAGACGAAGTCGTAAAAATACCATCTTCAAACCACGTTCCTGTTTTAAAAGCCGGTAATGCATTTATCAAATTCGGATAATCATAAGGAGAAACAGTTTCTCCATTACACAACAACCACCTATCGTCCAAATCTGTCCTACTAGTAACAAGGATGTCACCTACATTGAATGCGCCACCATTGGACATAGCGCTAAATGCATCATTTACCGTCTTGCCGCTTGGTAGGTTGAGCACGCCTTGAGCCGTCGCATCTAAATATACTTGACCGCTTATATTTTTAGGGTACAGGTCATCATAGGATGAGCCATTGTATTCCTTCATTGTAATCAATTTTTCTGACAAATTTATACGACCTCCTTATTCTTCTACTGCTGGGCCAGCCGTAAATTTGCCTGTGCCCATATTTCCATAAAATACACTATTCACTCTATCCCATAGGCCGACATCGCCCAGCTTGTTCTGATATGGAACATAATCCCTAATCAGCACGCCATCATCCCATATTTTGCACGAATGTAGGAACGCCGCCAATGCCGGTTTTTGAAAAAATCCGTCTTTGCTGTAAGTTAATAGCGCCATATTGTTCTTCATCTTAAATTCGCTTGCATCATATTGCACGGTTTGCCCATTGACTGTAAGTTGATTTTTATTCATATCCACGGTCATCTTGGCAAATGACGCGCCTACTGATATTGTTTGCGTGTTGTCTTGATTATAGCCAAACGCGACCGTACCATTATTGTATGACACCCCAAAATATGTATATGTATCATCTGCGGCTTGATCTTCCTTCTCATTGGTATATAATGAGCCGAATATGTAGCCACTTGTATTATTCATTGGCGTTACCACCATCTGAACACGTGTGTTATTGTTTGGGATAAAGCCGGTGCTAATAAGCTGGCTACCCGTAGACATAATATACTGTAGCTCAACCGGCTCAGATGTTCCGTCGACCAAATAATAAGGATACCAACTTGACGCTGATATGGTCATACTGTTTGCATCGCCATATTGGGCATTATATGACTGTATCATATATTTCTTTTGGTCGCCTTGTAATTTCATGGCATGGCTCATAATAATATTAACATCAAGCCAAGGAATTGGTATAGTAGCCAATGAGATGCTATCGTTTAGCCGACACCGCCAATATAGTTCTAAGTCGGCACGTTGCTTAGCTAGGTCGTTTGATGTAATATTGTCGTATTCGCCGCTATAGCATACGTGTCTAATGATACCAACCGAGCTAGAGCCAACGGGGTCGCCCACATAGAAGGGGCTGTCTGGATTATTATCATATGCCGTGCCCACTGCTTGGTCTTGACCAATATCTAAGAATGTGCCATCTGCTTGAAATTGGCCAACATAGTATGTGCCGTTTGTCAGTGAGGTCACGAATGAACCATCCTTATTAACGAATTTATATGTGCCCAATACAGTAGCCTCGGCCTCACTAGCGCCAGCCGTTACCTTTAGCTGAATATCGCCAGTTACATCACTAGGAGGCACAAATCCAATTAGCGTAAATTCATCAATTGGAAATGACCCTGTTGTTGTCGGCGTTAATGACGGTATATGCAACGTGACGGTCGAGCCATCTACGGTTGTCTTATCGCTAAAGTGGTCGATGTCATGACTGCGGCCATATACCTCTATATAGTTCTTGACATTCTCAAAATCAGTGCTTACTGATTCTTGAATAACAATATTTTGCCACACATCATCATCAATCAACACTGGGTCATTTGCTCCGGTTGGGATAGGCTCATAGTGAAATACGCCATCAACATCAAAATACATCTGATACTGAGGTAGGATAGCAAGTAACTCTTTGAGAATATCATATACTGTGCCACCCTGTGCTATCTCAATATCATATGGCACTTCCTGTATTGTGTCATCTACGTTCTTACATTCACTGACAATATATTTGGTAAACCCCCCTAATTCCAATGCGGCAATAATTGCTCCACGCACATCTGAGCCAATAGGAATTTTTGTCGGTACGCCAGGTAATTCACCATTTCTCAGTCCTGTCAACTTGGCCATCAGGTCAAGCCCAGAAAATGACAAAGTGTAATTAGCGGCATCATACTGATAACTAGGTGCATTGATTAGATATACGCCCTGATTATACCACTGAATGTTACCTGTTCGCATATTCTCATAGCCAATCCATGGGCGAATATATCTATCAAGAAAAATCTTGCCACCAGCCTTAATCTCAAAGGAGCTGTCTGTAACAACTAAGCTACATTCACATGAACGTCGCAAATCAGCATTTGCATCAACCGCCACAGAGAAGCCGATGAGGTTGCCACTCAACTCATCTACGACGTTCATGTTGAAGTCTAACAGGTCGAGCTTAATATACTGCTTAATATATGATTGCCTAAGAATATTATAATCGTCCTGTGTAATATTTAATGCCATATATTAAGCCTCCGTTGGGATAAGCCCATTCATAAATAGGTCGCTCTTGCTGTCTGCTTTACCCGTCTCAGTCCAACTTGCACTAACATCGCACATGCCCATGCCATAACTTGCGTCATAAGATACAGATGGATTACCAGTAACGCAAACAAGCCAAGAACCGCCATTCCAGTCCTTAATAATCTTTGGCTTGCCATTGGTCAGGAATTTAAGCAGGGTATTGCGCCTTGCCACAATTTCTTTCCTATCAATACTACCTGTCTCCTCAAAATCGGCTGGCAGTACCTTGCCTTGAATTGAGCCAGTCTGATAATTCTGCAAGCCGTTACTAATAACAATAGGGAATTCGCGCCCATATGGTGTAAATACGCCCACTTGCCGCACTTGGTCGTTATTTCCATATGCCACACCACAGTATATCTTATATACAGTATCCAAGTCGCAGATAAACACGCCTTTGAAATTAGTAGTAATCTGCTCGACCATATAGTCTCCCTCAACACCACTCATCATGGGCACATAGGCATATTGATAGTCGGTAAAGTTAAGCGCCAAGTTGTCAGTGAATGTGAACGCCAATTCAGACAAGTCGTTAATCTCAGCCTCTTTAATCGTTGTCCACTCAAATTCACCAACTTTGCGCCGCTTCAGCCTATAGCCAGTCACATCCTTAGCAATCTGGTCGACATTGCCCGCCGAGATGTTGTTGTCAAAGTTACAATCCATAATAGTCTCCCAATCCCAATCAGTGGGCTTTTCTGGACTGTATGGTTTTGTTACATTATTAGTCACATTGAAATGGTCATATATGCCATTCTCAATGCGCGTCTTTGTAATATGTGAGACGTTTGTAGGCATTGGGTCGATGGCGTTTCTATCTGAACAAAAATTATATCCTAATACAGCTATCAAACAATCTCACCTCTATTCTCAATCTTTAAGTCATATACATTGTTGATGCGCCGATTCCAAATGAATAGATATTCTGTGTCGGCTGGTTTGGCTATCTTATTAGAGAAGATACCATAGTAATGTTCCCATTTTGGATGCTTGGAGGCTAACTCTACCCATATATACTCATTCTCTTCACGATATATCAATGTGACAGTAGCGCCATCGTCGTTAGTGAATGTGAGAATTTTTGAGTTAGGATTAAAGTCACGCCCCCATATACCCATGGTATAATCACCAGCTATCTCGTAATTATCTTTCCATTCAACCCATGTATCAGTCTCTCTAAGGTCGACCTCTTTATCATTGATATATGTAGGAGGATATGGATTAGAATCACCCGGAATACCAATCATGTTATTCTCAATTGTGACGTAGCCATCATGGCAATTATTTGTCAGATACATGGTGGTATAGACGCGCGGCACATAGTAAACGATGTATATGCTCGTCTTACCAGATTCTACGGCTGTGCCCTCTACAGTCTGCCCCACCACCTCAATCTGATAGGTAAGCCCATCCTCAAAACCCGAAAATGTATATGCTATAACCGTAGGTACGGCCTGATTTTGTAGATATTTAGTGCCGCTTGTTGCCACTAGGCCACCCTGCGCGTCATATAAATTGAATTGATACTGTGCCAGTTGCTCAGATTGCACCTGATTGTATTGCGCCTCAAATTTAAATGAAGCATTGGGGATATTATTGCTTGCGGGCATATTAGTGAATGCCAAAGTAGGCCGAGTATAGCAATAGAATAAAATTGGGTCTGACTCAACCGATATATTGCCCTGAGCATCAATCGTTTGAATTGTCGCCTGATATCGCGTACCATTGGTTAATGTATCAGCTGATAATGTATGAATATAAGCAAACGTCGTAACTGTCTGTTTATACACCTGTTCCAGCGTTACATTATTTCTTATTGTTAATATGTTGCCTGTGACCTGAGAGCCGCCTTGTGAATAGAATCTAAATTGTTGCTCCTTGCTTGCGTCAAATGCAGCAACCGGAAATAGGCTAGGCTTGGTTAATGCCATGTCTCATCCTCCTTTCTTGTTTCAGATGTCAGCCGTTCCTGTAACGTGATACCAATAATCACCAGATGATTGTCCGCTTGGTTGAGTTGTGGATAATTGAATATCTACGCCGCCCTTAAATCCGGACAGTAAATCATCTATATATTTCTTTGTGGCTGGATTATAATCCCCCGTGGGAGTAAAAGGCGTGGTATTGTTCAACATGAGAACCAACGTCTTGAGCAATGCACCAGATTCATTTTGAACAGAGTCAACTAGCGTTTGCGGATAAATTACATCGCCAGTTGTCGCATCTGTTAATGTTACTCTTTCTGCCATTTTCTCCCTCCTTTATTATGATAATTCTTTCCATGTTCCACCTACATTCACATATGCGGCTTCTACTGACTTCCATACGCCACCAATATTGACATATGCAGAATCCATATCTTTCCAAGTACCACCGATATTAACAGGAATATTCAGTGACTGAACTTTATTGGCTGTAATGCGCACGTATCCATTTCCACTATGTCCTGTTTCGCTAGAACCGCCCGTTCCAGTAAACGATACATTACCAGCCTTCGTTACGGCATTAGATAAATAATATTCACTATTCAGCAAACAACCGGTTGGATAATTAGAAGCGGTAGATGACGTATATACATATCCCGAGCCACCGCCGCCACCTCTATCATCATCTCCTGAGCCATCTGGGTATGAACCTGAGCCGCCATACCAACCTCCGCCTCCAGCACCACCATAGCCCGAGCTGCTAGTGATACCATTTCCACCAAAGCCAAATCCGGCATATGCGCCAGTTTGAGTCGTTGTAGATGTCGATTGACTAGTTGTTTGCCATGATGAACTAGAAACGCCTGTCTGTGTACCACCGTAGCCGCCCGTACCATAATTCTCAGATGATGAGCCACCAGATTCGCCGCCACCATACATACCTGTCTTTGAGGATGCGCCATCTGAGCCACCACCACCAGCTACGATAACACGAGCATATAAGCTATCTGTGCCAATACGAATATCAGACGCACCGCCGCCGCCATTGTATGAACCGCGCTTGCCACCGCCATTGAAACCGCCATTCGTCTTTCCTGTATTACCAGCCCCACCTACATAGATATATACCGTGGTCTTTCTTTTTAATGTTAATATACCATATGATTTGCCACCCTTGCCGCCATATGTAGAACTGGACCTATAGCCGCCTTGAGCACCCCAACATTCTAGTGTATATGTACCTGGAGGTAACTGGACAGATTGCACGGAGCCAGTATATGTGTAATTGAGGACGTCGCCTGTTTTAATACTTGCCATATCCTACCTCATGCCTGATATTTTATCCATATGTCTCCTGACGAACCACCGCTTGGGTCGGATGTGGAGATAATAATGTTGCGAACTTGGCGCGTAGTATAGCTAGTATTTGTCTGAGCGACTAATGCGCCCGTCATAGTACCGCCAGATCTATTGAGTTTATTAGCAATATTTGTATTGGCTGTAGATAGTCCCGATTGCAATGTGGATATATCTGAGCTATTGGATGATACATTGCTATTAGTAGTAGCCAATGCGCTAGATGTAGCAAAGTAACTAGCATTGTGCCCCTGCAATGTATTGGCATCAATTGGCGTAGTCGCTTCTACAGGTGCTAGCGACTCGTATTTAACCAACCCATCAGGCAGGTCTACATCCACTGTAACCGCACCAGTCTTACCATTCACGCTTGTGACAGGATATGGTGGAGGGTTGGTTGAACTGTATTGCTTGACGTTGTCAACATTGCCCAAACCAATGCCGGATTTGTCTATTTGCACAACGCCGGTTTTCCCATTTACCGACTTAACAGGAATATCATCTTCTGTAATATAACCACTATCATTTGTTAGCTGACTTGTCTTAGCTGGAATACTATTTTTTACATTGTCTAATTTATCTTTGGTGACAATGGATTCATCATTGAGGTATGTGCCAATATATTTCATTGGTCAACACCCCATTATCCAATGATTACTACTCTATATGTGCCAGCCTCAAGAGTACCGGTTCCGTTAATTTTAATGGTAACCCCCCCATTGGTGGCAATTACAACATCTGCAATGACCTGTTCATTAGTTGCCACTTCATATAGTTGCACAGTTGCCGGTGTTTCTACTCCATGTGTTGCCTTAGCAATTGTCCATGAGTATACACCACCGGTGGCAGTAAGTTCACCATTTGTAGCAGTATATTTCTTAAGAATAGTTGGCATATTTTGCCAAGCTGGCGCATCAGAGCCATTAGAGACAAGATGCTGACCGGCAGTACCTCCGGTAGTAGGCGCATAGAAACTTGGGTTCTTGGTTGTCGTGCCGTTTAGTGTAATTTTATTATTGGTTGCGCCAGCTTCAATACCAGCCAGCTTGCTGAAATCATCGGCGCTCATAGCACCTGCGGTAGTAGCAGAAGCCGCACCCATCTTAATGCCAGATTCGTCAATAGATAAACCGTTGCCAGCAACAACCTTAGCAGACACAACATTAGATGCATCAATGCTAATGCCATTACCAGCCGTATAAACATCAACTAGGTCTTCAACATTTAAATAAATATGGCTCTCTGTGCCAGTCCCTGACGCAGTGTCATGTGTATTGATAACGAAATCAATATACTTAGAGTCGGCAGGTAAACCAGATGGGTCATCTTCACCAGCAGAGGTCTTGATGGACGCGCTCTTAACTAGATAGTCCTTGGGAATGTTGATAACTTCACCAGCCTTAACCCCATCCTTCTCAAGCTGATAGGATGCTAGATAGCCGCTTGTAGCTGTAGTCAACTTAGTAATGGTATATTCTGGCACGTTGACCTCTGGAATGGTGACCATGAGGCCGTCAGCAGATAGAGAGGCCGCATTGCCATTGGTTGTATCTAGCTTAATACCAACAGTGGGCTCAGTGGCCGTACCACCAATAGTAATACCACCATTGGCAGTAGCACCAACAGATGCTACTTTGCTATCTGCTGCTGTCTGTGCATTATCGGCAGCCGTCTGAGCCGCCTCGACGGCATCAGTAGTTGCCGCGCCAATAGCCGCTGGGGTAATGGCTACATTCTGCGCCGCAGTAACATGACCCGCCTCATCAACTGTAACCTGAGCCACAGAGCCAGCCGCGCCATATGTGCCAGCAGTAGCACCGCTCAGACTATGACCAATATTAACCGTCTTGCCAGAACCGTTGATGTCAACCCACTTATTACCAGACGCTACAGAGAACGTATCTGTCTTGCTTGCTGCGGCAAGGGTGGTGTCGGCAGTTGCACCAGTCACAGCTGTAGTAGCCGTACTCTGCTTCTTTACGCTGATATTAGACCATGCGTTCTGGTTGACTTCGCCACCACCAGCAACAGCGTTTTTAACAGCTGTATCAAGCGCCTTCAACGCATCTTCAAGACTCATATCAGCACTCACATAGCCATCTTCAACAGGTGTATACCCAGCTAGAGTCAGATTGACAACGTCAGTGGTTGTTACGTTTCCACTTTCATCAAGACCTGTAATGACAGCCCCAGTAGTAGAACCTTGCTGATATACAACTCCAATCGGTCCCCAACTTGTACCATCATATCTATATACAACCTTATCACCACTATTATAGTAGAACTGGCCTTCTTTTGGATTAGATGGAGCAACCGCTAGTGGTTGAAGAACGGCATTCTGAAGCTCGTTTTTCATTAAATCAATATTGGTTAAATATTTCGCCATAATAAAATTTCCTCCTAATATACATTTATATATCGACTACCTTTTAATTTAGGTAGGCTTTTCCGCTAAATGCCGATGTGAATTTACATACCACATTATTTTTATTCACATATTCAACATCGCCATACACAATATTGTTACCAGAGTCGACGATAGCTATAGATGGATATTTATTCAAGTCGTGTTGAATATCCCATGTGTCAGAAGCAATTGATTGTGTGAACACAAATGTTTTGTCGTCGCCTATACCAGAACTACTTATCAGTTTTAGTGTCCTATCTGGTTGAATAAGATAGAGGTCAGCAGATGCCTGGGTAATAACTATAATTTCTTGACCATAATGATAAATAGTATTAGAAGAGCCTATTTCTTCAGCGGTTAACGCTGCCGCCACAGCCTTGTCATAATCGTCAAAGTAGGAATTGTAATCAACCGGCATTGCCGCCGTCATGGCAAGTGGCACGCTAAAATTTAATTTTGGTAACGATTCAATAGCCATTAGGCCAACCTCCCTTCTTAAATAGTAACAGTATATTTATTTGCTACATCATTTGGTTTTGCATAATCAAGCCTATAAAGCTTATAACTAATGGCGGTATATTCATTCGCGCCAGTAACGTCTATGGTACTGCCGACAAATGCAGATGTAATGTCGGCGTTTAATCCGTTTACGTCCTTGATTGACGTAACATCACGCAACGTGGCCGGATAAGCAATAAGCACGGCCTCTGCACCGATAGGGACATTTACGGTAAATGTATTACCATTAGCTAAAGTTTTATTAGATTTTTGTTGTAAACCTCTAATAATGGAATTTGTAACATCCACCGATTTATCAGCCAATGTACCATAAAAACTATTGCGATAGCTGCTGATAGCGCCGCTTTGAGCAGACTTGCTTGATGCTGAAATTTTACCGACCTCATATTGAGCGCCTAGTGCGGTAACAGGAATCATGCCGTCACTATATGTTGCTTTAATGGTAATTCTATAATTTGAGCCATCTGGTACAGTATAGGTCGCAAATGAACCGGCCTGAGTCGCCCTTGTTTCAGCAGTCACGTTGTTTGTCACTTGCCATTCTGTGACAGATACGCCAGTTGGAGTTGGCCCGTATTCATATTTACCAGCGTTGAATGAACCGCTATATTGAGGCGTAACAACCGTGCCAACTTCATAAGCTCTAGCTGTTGGACTTGTAATGCCAACACTTGGTTGTGTGATAACAGGATTTTTATCCTCACTATAAGCATCAAGCAACAACTCTTTTAAGCTCTTTCCATCTGATGGAATAGTGACCTTACCGCCACTTGGTTCATATTTACCAAATTGCTCGGTAAATACCATATCACCATCAAACATAACTTTATCAGCTAAAATAGTGTCAATAGAGCTGCCGCCTTCAATATGAACCCACAACTTGCCATCGACATCTATACCAACGGGCACAGTCTGTTCCTCTGTTTTAGCCTCGGCTTTAATGCCGCCCAACGTCTCGGCAGTTGCCACTGGCAATTCATACTGCTTTGGAATATCTATTTTTACATTGCCAATCTGACCATTGACAGATTTCACAGGGGCGGTCTCGATAGTAACATAGCCAGCATCGTTTTCCAATTGGCTAATCTTAGTCGGCATATCAACCGTCTTTACATAGCCATCTAGTGCCGATTCGTTGATAAAATTACTATCGTTTTCTAGCTGACTAGTCTTGGTTGGTAATTCTGCCTTTGTCGCATAATCAGATAATGCTTCATTCGTAATATACTTAGAATCGTTGTTTAATTCGCTAACATTGGTTGGGACTATAATGTTGACCTTTTTGTTGACGATATCCTGAGTTTCGCCATTAACTTGGATTGCGTCAATTTTACCACCATTGGCTTCTACATAAGAAGGAATACCACCAGCATCTTTTACCACACCACTAGGGTCATACACCGATTGTAGCATATCGCCACCACTCATAGATGCAATAGCATCTGAAACGGCCTTTTCGCTTGGTATCTTATCTGCGCTAGCACCTAGTAATTGACTAATTGCATCAGGAGCAATATAATCAATTCCTGCCTCTGCTTGAGAAACAGCGCCGGTTTCATCGCCTTTGAGCAATCCATTAACATTGATAACATCCTGCTTTTTATTAAGGGCGGCTTGTGTCTGTATAGAGATAGGTTTATCAGCATCTGATGTATTATTGACGTTATTCAGCCCAATCGTATCCTTACTAATAACTATCTGTACTACCTTATCAATTATAGGTTGTTCTATGCTATTAACTTCAATCTTGTCAATTTTGCTTTCGCTACTACCACCTTGCACATCTGCCCAATATGATTTTTCGCCATCATTAGTTAGATATTTTCCATTAGTGGATTCATCGATGTCTGGGAGGCTGCCATCTGGGATAGGTTTATCGCTCTGCTCGTATTGGTGAGTATCTGGATTCCATATCATCCAATACCCATTCGGTCCGGGATAAGGAGGATTGTTGTTAATTTCTGTAATGTTTTGTTCGATTTGATAAAATTCACTAGGGGTATCGACGTATGTCGACCCTGGCTCAACGCTATACTCTACCCACGCATTAAATGTGTCGCTGTGTTGGATTTTATTCCCATTGATGGCTCTTAGTTGCATAATATAGCGCCCGTTAAATGGAAGCATATCTGTAGTCAATTGTGCAGTACAGATATTACCCGTTCTATTTAAGTTTATAATATTATATAATGTCTTGCCAGAACAATCTTTACGCGCGTATTGTATGTCTAGTTTATATTGCCATGATTCGTCAGTATCAACTTCAACCGTAATATTATCAACCAAGTTGTTTTTCTGAAATGCAAATGTTTGCACATCTTGTGTCACTTTGGTTCCAATTAACTTTAAATTCAAATTATATCACCTCCACATCATTTCCATACTAATCGCCCATCGCTATCCACGGACAATGTTTTCCCAGCATCATCTTTTGTGTAAGCTGGCAATGGTACAACAATAAATGCCTGATTCATTGAGCCGTTTGGGCAAAATACCCTATAGCTTTTATTGGTACTAGGAGTCGCCCCATAATATGTCACACCACTATGCGTCTTACCATTCACTTTAACTGAACAGGTATAATCATCCGCTACAGAGGTGACAATGGCCGTATATATTTTTACTGAATCTTTAACTGCATTTTGAGCCAAGATATCAATGGATTGTAATAATTCTTCGCTAGATAACACTAAATCACCTCTTTATGATAATCATGGTGAGCGGATATAACTCAACCCACCATGATGTAATATTATATTAACTACGTCTTGTTACATATTGTTGCGCCAATTCTCTAAGTCCGCTTACGAACGACTGAGCATCGCGCACATTGGGCAACGTGACATTGCTAATATTTAGCGTCTGCGCCCAACTCTGCGCCTTCTGGGCTAACGATGTCAGCATATCACTAGGTGTCATAGAACCCCAGCGCCATAAATTATCTGTGATACTATTTGGCAAGATACCGTCGCCTTGATTGAGGACTCTAAGCTCTGGGCCATTTTCACCAACCAGAGATAACCCGCCACTTGCTGATTTTGTACCACTGGCATAACCGGTTGCACCAGATTTTTTTAACTCTGAGGCAAGATTAAGGATATAGCCCTTTGTCACATCAGATAATTCGTCGCTATCATATAATTTTTGTAATTGGTCTTTTGTAACAGAGCCTTCAAATATCTTGTTATATAGAGCTTGGTCTGCCTTGCTATATCCATCAAACGTAAGACCAGACGCAACATTATATTCAGCCGCTTCAAGGTCTGGATTTTCTACAGTATACCTATCACTGCCATCGCTGTCATACGCTAAATGTTGACGCTCAAAGTCGCTTGCAGATGTAGCATATCCAGTGTTACCGCTATCCCACGCTTCTCGATATAGATCTTCATTGGATTTCCAACTATCAATACTCGATGCGTCAGTACCAAAATATTTAGAGGCCGCCTCCGTACCATATGCCTCTTTGTACTCTTTAATCATCTCAAGCTTGGCATCGCGCAAGTCCGCCCAATACGCCGCCTCTGCTTGGGACTCAGCGTTCTTTATCTTTTCACCAAAATCAGTGTCGACGCCCCATTTTCTTACATTCTCTTCACGAATTTGCTTCTTGAGAGCCGCTTTTTTTTCAGCGCGTTTTTCAGCTGCTTCTTGTTCTGCTCGATAAGCTGCCAGAATCTGAGAATATGCCGCACCTGGTTGCATCGCATCGCCAAATATATCATAAAGCCCGGCATCGTCCATGCCCTCAAATAGAGAGCCGCCAATTTTTTCGCCAAGATAGCCCATCAGGTGATCGCGCAATGCCTCACCATATCCTAAAACATCTGCGTTTTCTTTTGAGAAATAATCAGTGAAGAATGACGATGATTCATTGCCAATCATATTCATCAATGACTGAATCTGGCTTTGCTCAACATCTCTATATGTCTCTTGATAATCGGCTTGAGCGCTAGATATTGCGTCAGCATCTTGCATATATTGGAATCGCCCTTCGCTATATACAAGCATACGGCGTTGTTTGGCTCTTTCTAGCGCCTCTAGCTTTTCTTCAAGGGCAATCTTATCCTCAAGCAACTTGTTCTGCCACTCATATTCATTGGATACTTCTTCGGCTACATCTTTTTCAGCGGCGGCATTTTTAAGCGCATCTTGGACGGCTTGCTCATATTGCTCTTGGTCATAGTCATATTCGGCACGAAGAGTGTCCCAAGCTGATTCGTATCCGCTAACAATGTCTTCGGCACTTAAAGCACCACTTTTATAAGCTTCGCTAATTTCAACACGATGCCCCGTAGCCGAATCCATTGCGACAACATTGAGCGTTTGTAACTTTTTGCCTTGCTTGATCATCTGCTTCAGACTACTGGTAGCTTCGTCTACGCTACTTGAGACAGAGCTAAAACCGTCAGCCAGACTACTTACCAATTCGCTACTATCGCCCAATGCACTCTGCAATTTTTGATACAGCTCTTCAATGGTATAATTACCCTTTTGAGCAATCTGATTAAATAGGTCTTCAAGCACCGCTAGGAATTGAGCAAATTCAGCCTCGGCAGCTTTATATTGTTCGCTTGTTTCATCAAACCCTTGTTGCTTGAGTTGAGACAGATAATCCTGATAGGATTGATATATAGTGGCTACTTCTGATAGGGTCGACTGTAAATCAGATTTACTAATGTCTGGGTCAATCAGCTTGAGACGTGTTGATTCATCAGTCAGATATTCGCGCAGTTCTTCAATCGTGTTGATGGTTTGGGCTTTGACTTCTTCTTGGTCGGATTTGGTCGAGGATGAACTGCCACCGCCACCAGAAGACGATGAGACAAAAGACGATATCTGCTCAAGTTGCTCTTGATATTTCTTTTGCTCTATTTGATATTTCTCTTGTCCAGCCTTATAAGCATAGTCCTGCAACCATTTTTTATATGCTGCGGGGTCGCTTTCTACGCTCTTCTTATACTTTTCTTGATAGGTGCGACGAAGATTTTTTGATAATTCTGTATCACTAATTCCAATTCCAACACCAGCAGCGGACATCATACTTGATATTTGAGAAGTCGTTATTGATGCCGCTTGACCGACTGAATATATTTGGTTAATTAGGTTTTGGAAGTTTGCTTGAGACTGCGCTTGTTGGGCTTGAATAAATGACTGTGCCATGTCTGCCATAGAGCCATTCGTCGACAAAGCATAACTGGCAGTATCGGTAAGCTGACCATTGGTATCAAATAACGATTTAACAAGATTCTCAGTTGCACCAGATGCTCCTGCTGTTGCAGCTTCATAATTCGCAAGTATGTTATTGTATTGCTCAAAAGCGCCCACTGATTCTTCTGCGGCTGTGCCTAGCTCTCGAATGTTCTGAGTTTGAGTCCCACCAATTTCAGCAATGGCTTCGTAGCCGTTTACAAACTTCTGTTGTGCTTCATTCAGCGTTCCAAGCCCAATAAGGTATAAATACTCAGCTTCATTAGCATTCATATAGGCATCACGTTGCTCTAATACTGCATCTGATACCTCACCGGATTTACTTGCTGTTTCAGCCAAATCGAGCATGAGTTGTCCCTGAGTGGACTGATACTCAGACGCAGATACCGTGGTAGAATCAAATGTATAATGCAGAGCTTCAAGATTCTGTTTAAGGAAATCAATGGCTTTGGCAGCACGTTCACCATCATCGGTTAGCTCAGATAGTTCATTCATCTGTTCCCTTGTTAGAGTTACGTCATTTTCTTCAGCGAGTTTGGTTACAGCTTCCGTGGTTGTCGCATATCTACCAATTTCTTTTGATTCAACGCCATATTTGCCTTGATAGTATTGTCCAACTGTAACGCCGGTTTCTCTGTCTGCGCCATATGCCGCAGCCCCTGCCTCATCAGCTTGCGCCTTTCTCGCACGTTCAAGCTGATTATAATATTCAATAAGCGTCTTAACCTCAGCTTGTTCATCACGCCACTGTTGGTCTCGGTCATCCTCTGGCACGGCGTTAAGGTCTTCTAGCTTTTGCTTTAGCTCTTCTAGCTTGTCTGCCGCGCCATCTGCTTCTTCTTTAAGCGACTCATAGTTATTAACTAGATTCTCAAATTTTTTGGCTTCTTGGGCTTCTTCAAATGCCTTATACGCCTCTATACATCCGATAATAGCAGCTGAGATGGCAAGTATAATTGGCAGGGCTACACTAGCTCCCCCACCAACTGCTGCAATCGCCTCGCCAAAAGTACCCGCTCCACCGGCCGCTAATTTAATAGCTGTGCCCAAGTTGGTAAACTGTTTGCCAATGGTTGGCAAAATTTTACTCACATGAAGCAAGCTCTCAATGCCCCAACTAGCACCGCCAAGTAATCCTACTTTAGTTACAAATTGACCAAAGTCTGTATTGGCAACCTTGAGCATTGTTTGACCGAGATTTAAGAATCCAGTTATAACCTGTTTATCAATGACATTGTTTGCTAGATCTTGAAACTCAGCTTTAAGCTCTGAGGTTTGATATTCGAGTGAGGATTGATACGCTTCGTTCTCGCGCATTGCCGAACCTGCGGAATTCAGTGCGGTTGCGGTCGCTTTTGCCGCCGTGTCGAAATTTGAAAGAATAGCAGCAAGATTCTGTGACTGGTTAGCACCCGCTTGCTGATTCAGATAATACGCCTGTTCATTCTTTGTTAACGTCGGCCAAATTTCGGAAACGTCTGTTAATACATCGTATAGACTACGAAGTTGTCCCTCTTGGTCAAGAATCGCAATCCCATGCTCTTGGTACCATTCTGTTAACGCTTGCCCCGTAGACGATGATTCATCGATAACTTGGTTCAGGCGAGATTGCACAGACACAAGTGCGCGAGATACCTTGCTTGCATTTCGTGTCACCTCAACGCCAGCCGTCAGAAGACCAAGACTTTCTTCAAATGAATTGTTGCCAACCGCCAACGCCGAGGACATATTACCAAGATTCTTGGCTAATTGCCCAGATGACACAGCATAGGAGTTACTTACAGCGTTGACCGCATCGATGATATGCTCTGCGTCATCAGCCTCAATATTAAATGCCTTCATTTGGGCAATAATAAAGTCGGCTGATTCACTTGCGCTTATTGCCTCATCGCTGACATTCTGGAATGTAGTAGCCACCTTTGCCAGTGTTGCTGAATCGCTATCATTAAAGCTATTTTTTCTGAAGCTTGTTGCAGCTTCAACCATTTCCGACGGTTATAAATTATCTAATATATCCCCAATCATTATCATATTTATCTTGGGCTTTTACTTGTGCTATATCACGCCGCTTTTCTTCTTCATCTTGTTTGCGCTCTTCCGGCGTTCTATCGCCCGGCTTTGCATATCTTGGTACACAACATTTATATGTAAACCAACAGAAGAAAATGAGCCAAATAATAATAGCCGATGTGTATACGCTCTCCATTACAATCTCCCCCATGTATCATCCTTGGTTGTTTCAACTTCTGCCACATTGTCATCGATAATCTCAGGTACATCATCACCACTGTTGAATAATCGCCTAAACAGACAGACAATTGGTTGAAATAAAGCCTGTAAAATAATGATGGCGAGCCAACCAAGACAATAAATAGTGCCGCAAAAAATAACGATAGACATTGTAATCATGCTAGATACCTCTTCTCTCTATCAAGTATCTATACCATAGCATATATCAGATAATTTGTCAAGGGGTTTTCAATCCCTTCCTGAATAATTCTTCACCCTATATATTTTGGAGGGCCGCCCTGTATATTCGATTGACACATCCCTCATCAGGACTTCGTGCCCAATCTGCCCTTTTGTCACGAATTTTATACATTATTCGTGACAGATTCTTTAGAGCTTTTACCCATGGAATCATCCTTATCGTCTTTCTGCTTTCGCACAAATTCATTGTAAATAATGAATAATTCACACTCAGGCATATCTCATCCTCATGTTGTAGTGATAAGGCTCTTGAGGCTTTCAAGGGTTTAGGGGCTGTTCTCTATGCCGCTTTTCCATCGCGACATACCGGCTCAGACCGATTTGGTTTACCGGTGCGGCCAACTGTTTGACCGATTTTGGTTAATTTGTCTACATAATTGTCAAGTTCAGAGCCAGACAGCTCGGAGACTTTACGAAACTCTGTAAGTGCATCATCAAGTTCATAGACCTGACCAACCATACTTCTAATGACATCTGAGAATTTACTAAATACCTCATTTGCCACGTTGAACGTCATTTGCAGGTCTTCACCAGAATCGTTGAGCCGCTTAGTAGCATCGGTCGCCTCATTGGCGTTCTTAGCTACCTTGTCTAGCCCATCTGCTCCAACCTTGAAGTTGATTTGCATATCCTTGCTATTTTGGATTTGCTTTAATTGCTTCTTTATACTCTCTTCTTGAAGCTGAACATCGACCAGAATCGAGTAGTTTGAGTTACTTCCAGCCATTCATCACACTCCCTTTTTTATTTGTGAGTAGGCTATAAGAATAGACTCTGCGATATCATCATCATTGAGCCTACTTTTTGGCTTCACCCATCTTAGATTAAGCCCAAATTTTTCGTTAGCCGTCAGTACGGCCTTCTCCTTCATCGCATCTCGCTTTGTGCCCATCTTTGAGCCATCAAACAAGCCAATATCGCTGCGCCATTGAGACGGTAATAAAAAATGAACTGGCACATTATAATGTGTGGCAATACTGAGTATATATCCCTGTACCGCCCCAAGCAACACAAGTGTCTGCATCTGTTTGCCCATCAAAGGAACATCCTCAATATAAATACAGGACGGTTTATATTGCTTGATAATCGCCTCGATTTCTTCGCCCTCTTCTTCAAGTCGCTCACGCCAATGCAGGCCTTTTGATGGCTTGACCGCGCCATGATAAATAAGCTTGTCATCTTCAAATACGGCAATTCCAGTACAGGTAGAAGATGCGTCTATTCCCATATATCTCATATCTAGTCCACCTTGGTTGTGGTGACCTCTATAGCCTTATTGTGCATCTGCACTTTAAGCCCAGCCGCCTCCAACCCTTCTTTCATCCATTGTTTCATCTTACGTCTACCTATGCGCTTATTTAATTCAGCCCATGCATCACGTTGCTTACGAAATGCGCCATCCCCAAAAAATGAACCGGTTGCGCCATTGTATATCAGTTCGGCTAAATATGGTCGCGCATCCTGCCCATAAAAATCGCCACCTACGCCAATATGCTGTGCATAATTAGATGATTGCGGGTCGGTGCTACCAATGCTCATTTTTTCGGGCTTGTATTCAAATGTGCCACGGCTCGTTCGCTCGTTCAGTGCTTTGGTTGTACCAGCGCCCCATGCTCCATAGAAATCGCCAGTACGATTATATTCTTCTGGGCTATATGCCATATAGACCACATCATGAATAGCGCCAATATTCTCATCATATATTTTATCTATAACATAATTTATCGCTTTCATAATGGGGCTACGCAACATAGCTAGGACTTCTTTATCATTTCTTGCTTGAGGCAAGTTTCATCACCTCATCGACCTTATTGCTGAATCGTGGCATTTCTCTTGCAATCTGAGTAATGGACTTCTGTAGCGATTCCTCATATTTAATAGCGTCATATAGTTGGAAGATATTCTCAATCCGCGCCTGTACCTCTTCAATAACGCCGGTCTTGAGCCAATAATCATGGTCGTGCGCCTCAATCTCTTCCTTCTTCAAGTCGGTCGCGAAATAGAGGATACACATATCAATACTCTGCTGTCTAGCCGCCCATGAATCCAGCTTTTTTAGTCCATCAACAATAGACTGAATCTGGCTATATGTCAGGTACGGATTGACCTTGATGCCGTATTCCTTAATCTCTACTGGTTCTTTACTCATAATATTTTCCTTCATTGTTCCTTATTCTCCTTTACTACCTTATATGTTCCTTTATATTTCCTTAGTTCTACATTGTCAGGGATGTAGCCATACGGGTTCTTTACCTTGATGACTTTGTCATCAACCTGAACATATAGATATCCATGTCTCTCAAACTGGACATTGCCGGTTGGCGCGGTCTTAATTGGACAATTAGCCATATACGCTAGGGGCTTCCAGATATGATGCTCTAAGCAACGCCGCACATGAGGACAAATAGGGTTACCGCTTTGCTTATCACAAGTCGGTACTTTCTCATAATTAACCACATTGCAATATGGGCAATCCATTATTTCTCACCTCGTAATAAAATGGGGAAAGATATTGCTATCTCTCCCCATTAGGAATAATCAAATTAGCCGGTTGCAGTAACCTCGAAATAACCAACGACAGGAACGCCACCATCAGCGCCCTTGAGCGTTGCAGAGATATGAGCCGTGCCAGCCGCCTTAGCGGTCACAACACCCTTAGCGTCAACAGATGCATAGGTGTCGCCATCTTCAACCGCAAAGGTAAAGTTGGAGTTGTCCATAATCTTAGGCGCTTTATTGCCATCAAACAGGACATAGCAAACAGCGGTCTGAGTACCCTGAGCGGCTAGAGACATGTCAGCGTCCTCAAATGCAATAGCCTTGACTTCGTTCTGCCACTTTGCACCAAAGATTTCTTCGGTCATAGTGCCATAGTAGGACTCGGATTCGCAAGAATCGGTGTTGTCAACTGCTAGAGCAGAGCCAGACAGAGAAACAGTGGCTGCGGAAGTTGCGGTCAAATTGAGGTCTTGAGCACCATCAAGCTGTAGTCTGGGAATATCAGTAATCAGACGGCCAATCTTCGTTGCATTGTTCGTGGTGGAAATATCTGCATTAAACAGGTCGTTCAGAATGATGACGTGAAGCTCATCAGGGACGTAGTCAACAGGAATAATGATGCTATCTGCATTGGCGTTCTGATAGAAATACATAACACAATACTTCTCACCAGCCTGTGCATTAGGAATAGCCATAGTATAAGTGCCAGTAGATTCAGTGATAGTACCAACAGAATAGTCGGCTTCACCGGGTTTACGATACCAGCCGATTAGAGAGCCTGCAACTGTGGACGGGGACTGTGGTAGAGTGACCTGACCAGCCGTAGCAACGGTAAGCTCATTCTGATAAACACCAAGACCGCCTTTGGTTAGGTCAACGCCTAGATTAGCGGCAATATACTCAAGCTTGAAGCAAGAGTCAGTAATCTGAACAGTAAGACCGGAATCATGGTAATATTTACCGATTAGTGCATTGCCTATTATATTTTATACCAAAAAAAATGGTATAAAATATTTTGTATTCATATTGGGTCGCAACGCCAATATCGACTTACTATCACTAGCAGTCTGCTCATGTTTTCACATGAGAGTAGAATATATGTTCACCCTATTTAATAGGGGTCGGATTTTTCCTCCTCCATACGCTTGAGGTTCTACTTCTCCCACAAGGAGATATTCGTTGAAAGTTTCCCATGTATATTACATCATATTACTATAAATATGTCAATATATTTAGGGATTTCTCTGCTAAACACCCATTTTTATCGGCATAGACTATTTAGGATTTGACCATGTAGTCATCCCACAACTTTTTTCTACTTTCGCAACCATTCAGCTTGTCGTTTCCAACTACTGTTTAGGTGTGTGGGCTTTAGGGATTCAAAGCATTTAACCCGAAGTCATACGCTGATTACTCAACGTAGAGAGCAATTATTACCCTTGCCACCTCTGATTTCCTCTGAAGAAATAGTGAAGCCGAAGGTGCTTTCGGTCAAAGTCTTAGCGAAGCCAATGATATTCTGACCTTTTAGGAGAATAGCATCGCCAACGCCAGCTAGGAATTTTCTCATATAGAATTTCCTCCTTATTTATTTACAATATTGTTTATATTCGCAATCGTATTGGGGTCGGCTTGTTTTACCTTGCCATCTCCACCCATAGATTTATTGTAGGATTCAACAGATGTAATATATCCGTCAAACTTATCTTTCTTCTTCTTGTATATCCAATGCTCAAGCTCTTTGGCTTTACCGGCATATAGCATGATTGGACGCAAGGTTGTGAACTCAACCTCACCTGCACATTCTTCAAACAGTAACTGTAATGACCGCATGGAATATTGCATAAGTACCCGTTTACCAATACCGCAATGAGCCGTGATAATAGCCATACGCCGCTCTAACGTCGGCACGTCAATACCCTTGCTTTTCAATCTGTCAACATCGGCCATTGCCTTTTTCAAGTCTGGGTCAATATATGTATCGTCATAATGCGCTATATTCTGATATAATATAACCCGTTTGATATCATCGAATTGCTTGCCTGTAATCTCGAATGAATCATCGGGAGCAACTAGGCTGATTTTCTTCTTTTCATTCATCTTGATTTTCCAATCTGGCATACCAAGACACAATTTCATGATATTACAGAATTTATCTAGCCCTATCTTTGATTGGTCTGTTGGCAACATGACCTTGAATAAAAAATCAAGATAGCTCATCTGAATTATCTCAACGGAATTGAGCGCATTTTTATCTATTTGAAGAATATCACAACTTGACAAAAAGACCTCACTATCATATACTGATATAGGCGTGATATCTATATGTGTCGTGTCAGATAGCTTATATGGCACTGGCTTATCGAAATAAAAATATGCCTTCTCAAGGACGGCTATATCAATCGCCACAACTAGTCTCCTTGCCAGCATCACCTACATTGACAGCCATATAGAGCTGTACACCTGTAAAGGTCTTATTATTGCCAATGGTTGACCGCGCCGCGCTATATCGGCTCATATCATCTAGGAACATGAGCTTGCCAACGCCGCCTACATCTACACCATTAAGTAAGTATAAAATGCAATGAATGAACAAATCTCCGCGATTGACAGGAATACCGTCATAGTCAACTAGGCTCATCTGACCGCCATATAGGCAATCAAACGCATAGACTACTGTGCTAGTATATAACTCAGAGGCATGGATATAATATTGGTAAATCTTAACAATCTGCTTAGATTCAGCCATAGCGTCCTCAATTAGATTAGTCAGAAATACGTTGTAATTATCCTGCTTGCCCTGCGCCCACACCAGTTGCATCTTCTGCTTGAATGTAAGTGACTCATGGCTCAGCGCCTTATAGTCCTTATATGCCAGCATCTTCCAGAAAATATCAGCCATAGGGTCGGTCGATTTGGCTAGGTACACCATGATATTATATGGTATGCTTGGTAGCCTTGACAATGAATTGTACATCTAGCCGCCCTCCTTTAGCCCATCGGGAACGGCTCATTCTCATCCATAGGATAATCAATCGAGCTATTGTCTGCTAGTTGATTCTCAATGTCATCACCAGCATGAGCCTCATCAAGATATAGGTCAAGATAAAGCAATGTTGGCTTTGACATACCCGCCGTATTGATTGCGTTCTGACAGGATAGCAACTTGAATGGTCTGCCACCCAGAATATAACGCGTATTTAACTTGAATAGCCTATACACATCATCATTACCCTGCACCATAACGACCGCATGGTTATTTGGCGTGGTGATAGGTGTACTAACTTGTGCAGATGGGCTAGCCATGTCATAATCAACAATGACAGGAATGCTAAAGATAGTATCGCCGTCTTTGATACGCATGACATTGTTACAACGACGCACACCTACCGCTTTAGGTAGGCCATCAAAGATACCAGAATCGTGAACCAACCACACATCGTTTGAGAATCTATAATATAAACCTCTGTCAACAACATGGTTGATATCCTTGAAGATAAACTGTAGAAAATCTCTAGTATCCTTCAAACCGGTGCTTGTAGTAGCCACAGTTGGCTTCACCCACGCCTCAATACAATTATATTCATCAGAGCCAATCGCCGCTTGTTCCAGCAATGCGCCGCCATTCTCAGGCGTTTTAGCTGAGGTATCTTGCCACTGTGCGTTTATAAATTCTTGCGTCAAATCACGGTAATAATCGTTGGGGTCAGGTTGGTAATTAAACATCTCATACGCCATGTCAATCACCAATCCTTTCTATCTTATTGGTCATACGCAAGACGCATGAACGAATAATCGGATGGGTAAGCTCAAGCCCCATTTTGCTAAGACCGGCCAACGTATCGGCAACTTCGCCATCGACCGCCCTAAATCGCACAGATAGCCGCTCACAATATGTTGTATAGTCAGCTTCGTCAATACTAGGGTCGGCGCTGGTTAGGTCTTCAAATAGCAATAATACTTTATATAAAGCATGGATTTTTTCTTGTTTATCTGTTCTACTCATATATCCACCCCTTTAATAATCATAGGAGGATAGATATAAGAGCTGGTATTTGTCGTGAATGAGCCTATCTACATCTTCTTCGAGCTTATCAATGACGTTCTGTTTTTCCTTGAAATTCTGTGAGGATACGCCATCCATCTGAAAAGATGATGGAACTTTAAGTTTCTGTGCAATCTGAGATGCTACGTCCGTCTCGCCGCGCCACCAGTTGATAACCCAATAATCGGCAAGAATCTGAATCTCTAAATTTGTTAAGTCTGCGTCAAATTGTCTAAGCTCTAAATCGTATGTCAGGGTTTGCTCACATTCTATAAACTTTGCCGCAGAACTAATAACCCAACCATCTATCTTGTCATGAAACATATCAATGCTTGCATCATATAGCTTGCGCAGTTTATAGTCATCAATTACACTTAATGCTCTTTCACCAATAACATCAAATGATGTTGCCATAATTTATCACTCCTCATTATCTAGTGAGGTGATACACATTAAATCTCTACCGCATAGTTCCCCAAGCTGTGTAAGGATGTTTGCGTCCACATATTCCCCACGCGCCCGCTTTGCTACAATCGTGTCGACAATAATTTTCTTCTGCGCATCGCTTGCAGTCTTGTAGGCATCTGTCACATATTTATAATCATGATTAAGAAGCTCGACCATCTGCTTATTAGAAAGCAGGTTATCATAAATTGGCTGAAGTTGATGTTCTTCGACATACTGTGCGTCAGCGATGTAAACACATCCTGAACGAATAGCATTCGCCATATTGTTGACGATAATATTGGCTTCCGTCTCCGAGAAATCGCGGTCATTGAACTGCCCATCAATTTCCCATAGAGACGTACCCTTTAGAATCAGCTTACCAGTACACATATTAACAAACTTAATCTTGCGATTATCGACCGGCTTTGTAGATGTTACAGCATTGCTCTGTGCTTGCATAAGAACCTGCATCTGAGCCATCATTTCTTCTATGCGCTTCTGTTGTTCTGCAAGCTGCGCCCTTAGCTGTTCCTTCTCTGTATCAACAACAGGGGCGGCTTCTTTCTTTGTGGTCGTCTTTGGTGCTGTTGTAGATTTAGTACTTGTAGTATTTGCCATTCCTTTTATTTTCCTTTCTTATTTCCGTTATAAATAGAGAGGGGCTATTAACCCCTCTCAAAAATATGATTAGTCGGTGATATTGTACACGCCAGCTTTTGCTGCGGAGGCATATACAAAGTCCCATTCCTTACGATAAGTAAAGTTGGAAGTAATGTCGGCGTTGTCGAAATGCTGGTTGGTATTAGTCATGGCATTGGACATAACGCCCTTAATTAGCTTGTCAGCAGATGCAGAAACAACATAAATCTTGTTAGCATCAAGGACTAGCTTACCAGTAGAATCAACAGCGTTGCGGAGACGCATAACGTCATAACCAACAATGTCCTTGAGCAGCTCAATACGACCGCCCTCACTGCCAACATTTACACGATAGCCAAGAGTGGAATCAGGTAGAACCTTCATAAGAGCAGTAGCAGAGCCAACGATAGTAGCGGGAGCGCCACCGTTACGAGCCTCAACAAGTTCACACATAGTAACTAGCTTACCAAGGTCGATTGCACCGGTAACATTGAGGTCGCCAGCGGGAATTGCCTCAAGACCAGTGTTGAGAGCGCCAATAGCGTCCTTATACATAGCGGACTCAACAGAAGTAAGTAGCCAACCCATGAAATCAGCAATATTGTCCATATCGGCTAGGACACGGAATAGGTCACTGAAGATAGTGACAATATGACCCTTAGGTGCGACAGTAATGTCGGATGCACCCTTCTTCTGACGGAGGGTAGTGCGCTGACCACGACCATCAAGAGAAACAGTATAGAAGCTGCCGGGTAGAATCTTAAACTTGGTAATATCGCCAAAGTTCTGTAGACGGAAATCAGCAAATAGATTGAACTGAGGAAGGATGCTGATAGGAAGAATTGCATTGATAGTTCTATCAACAATAGCAAAAGCTGCCCACTGAACGTTTGGATTGTTCAGCCAAGCAGAGATTTCATTACCAGAGCGAGAAACGCCAGACTTGCGCTCAACCTCTGCCAGGAAAGCCTCTTGGAGTAGAGCCTTATTCTCAACACTCTGCTTCTTATCGCAGAAGTAGGACATAGAGCCTTCATAAAATTCAGTGTTACCAGCGGCAAACTGAACGAGTTCTTTATTCATTAGCATATTATTCTTTCTCCTTTACAATAATTAGTTTCCCGCTTAGTTCTTGATACAACGAAGGATGACGGTCTTAACCTCATCCTGACCACAAGTAATAGAACCAAAGCCCTCAACTACAAAGTATGCACCGGCAGCTGGAGCATCCTGGACAGGAGCAGCGTACTTGCCATCGGCCGCAGGAGAAACAAACTTGCCAACATCAGCCGCAACAGGTAGAGTGCCCCCAAATGCAACGGTATCAACCTCCAAAGTGTCAACCTGTGCAAGAATATCCTTTACATCAACTGGGTCGCCAGCGACATTATAGAAATAGCGGCGGTCGTTATGAATCTGCATCTCAAGAGTTCCACCGACTTCGGGAGAAGCAACAAGTAGAACGTGCTCTGCATTTGCAGTGGCGGGAGTTAGTGCATAATGATAACTGGTAACAGTACCATCAGTAGCCTGTTCCATCTTACCGATAGTAACAAGAGTACCGTTATCAAGATTGACGGATGCCACACCAACCTTATTCATTGCATCAACATTGGTGCAGGACATACCCATAGTATTGACTAGACCATGAAAAGCCATAATATATAATCTCCTTTTTTTTATTAAATATTCTCAGATTTTCTCTTTAGGCGAGTCCAAACGTCCTCATCTTCGCGATTTGCCTTAGCGATAGGAGCCGCAAAGCGGAACAGCCCATCATTATTTTTCTTTACATTTTTCTTAACAGCAGAGAAACAAACGGCCTTAGCCTTATTTGTCCAGCCATCAAGTTCGCTCATCTTGCAAGCCATGCCTTCCTCGCGCGTTTCTTTATACTGCTCGTCAGACATAAACTCCTTGCATTCAGCCATGGTGGATTCAACGGTCGCGGCTTTGCGCTGTTCCTCTACCTCTGCCTTAAACTTGCGCAGTTCTTCTAGTTCTGCGTCCTTCTCCATGATAATATTGTCACGGGATTCAATGTCCTTCTCAAGCTCAGCCATCTTGGCCTTTAGCTCGTCACAGGATAGCTCTTCTTCGTGCTCATCATCATCGTCATCATGGTCGGGTTCATCATTATCTTCCTTGGATTCACCCTCATCCTCAGATAGACGATATTCGGCAACGTTCTCAGGCTCGGCAAATTTCTTGATATTATCAGTCTCGGTAAATTCCTGCTTAACCTCGACAACCTCATCTGCAAGAGTAAGGCCATCCTCAGTCAGACTAAAATCGAGCCGATATAGCTTCTTGGCATCATCAATAAGGATAGCAAACTTCTTATTGTCCTCCTCATAAATGCCATGAATGCCATAATCCCAATTACGGGCTTCACGCATAGCAGAGTATAGTCTGCCCCACATATCGCCAATATCAACTGCGCTAAATTCAATTTCAGCCATTTTCTTGTCCTCCTTTCTTTCAGAATCATCATCAAGGTCTAATTTCTTATAAATAGCCTCAATTTTATTTACAACCTCAGCCTCATCATTCTGCTTTGCATATGCTAGAGCCGATGATAGAGCCTTGGTTGAATAACGCCATTCACCGTCATATAATCCCATGACGGGATAACCTAGCTTGGTCACCTCTCTATCTTCCCAACCTTCCTCAAGTCTGAGGCAAACCTTGGGTGCTAGAGTCTTATAATTTTTCTCTTTGACCAAATTTTTCTTTGCTTCGTCACCATCCCATTCACCTGTATATACAGCATCCTTGGATGTATTGATAGGATGGTTTACGTATTTTTCAGCCATTGATTGTTTCCTTTCTTCGACGAAGTTCTTGGGTTGCGATAGAGAATCGGACTTGGCAAAATATGCCTCAGCCTCCTCAGCAGAGAATCGCACCATTTTAATATCTGCATCAGGACAACTTCCGGCTACGGTTTTTCCGAGCACAGTCAGCGCGTAGAGGTCTAGCGATAATACCTTGCCCTCGTCTTTATCGTCTTCTACATTTACAGTCATCTCAACAGAACTATTGCGAAGATTATCAAACTCAAAGATATCGTTTAATTCCTTGCCGTATCGTTTACTTACAACGGCATATGCATATGCCTTGGTAATGCCATCTTCTTCAACAAACTCAACCTCTTGTTCGCGAGGGAAATACCCGTACTGAATTTCCGTGGGGAGATGCGTAGTTGCATCCCCATTCTCAATCTTGGCTACAAGCATAGAACCAAGAATGGACGGAGCGTCGCGCCGCAATACCTCATCACCAATATCTAAATGATGAGAGTTTTTAGCGGTGCTTAAAAAACAACACTTAAATACGGTAAACTTATGCTCTGGGTAAGCATCACACCAATCAGGATATTCGACAACATCTTCAAGCTCAAATTTTACATTTTTCTCCAATCATCTTCCTCCTTTCTTCAAGGATATAATGAGATATTCATCCCATTTGCGGTGGCCCAAAGAGCACAATGCCCAAGCCATCTATATGGTTAATTGATATCCTGAGAATCTACTCCGGTATAATCAACAGACCACGTTTTCATTTCCTCAATAAGCCCTTTAGTATAGTGATTCTTTTGCAATTTATTTACATAAATATCCTCAATTTGTAACATATGCATCTTTTCATAATATGGTAGCGTCTTGCTATCCATATAACGATAAAACATATTTTTAATCTCACCACGACAAGCCTCAGTGGTATATGCCACAGTCGCGTCTAGTTTATTCTCAATTCTCTTGAGTGTCGCCTTAAGAGTGTTTTGTTTTATTTTGTCATCTTGTTCGCTAATATGCTTATCTAGGATTTTCGCAATATATGCCTTGATAGGTTTGCAAAACAGGGTAATTACTGCACTTAATGAAAGGATTGCTCCTAAAATTGCGGCAATATTCTTGATTGTCTCCAATCATAGCTCCTCCTTTCTCAGTAAATTATCCTTCTGTTATTCCATTCTTTTCTAGCCATTTCAGTAGTTTTGCGTTTTTCTTATAATAATGCGCGTCGTCGTCTAGGTATTTAGCTGAAAATCCAGCTTTATCCAATTCCCATGCAAGCGCACTATCAGCAATAAAATAATCTTCTGGGTTCTTTGGGATTCCTAAAATAATCATGTCTAATCCTCTAATGTTTCACGACTTGCTTCACCGCTGTCGGTAAGCGATGTCGAACTAGCCCTCGGACGGCCACCCTCATTGCTTTGACTCGTCGTGTATGTGTTCATAAGCATCTGGCTATACTTGTCAATCCAACCAGTATATTTACTCTCAGCAAGCATCCTATCAAATGTAGCAGGATTCATACCAACAGCACTAGCCCATGCGGACGAATTGAGCACAAGCCCCTTATCGGCCATCTTCATCAACTTGTCAAATCGCGCCTCACGCTCAAACGGATAATTAGAACCAGTGAACTCAAACTTAAACTTGTACTTGCTAGTCATCTGATTGACATAGAAATCAAGGAAGTTATTGAACTGGGCATACATAGGCTTCATGGTCTGATAGACCTCATTAAGCGCCGCTTCAAGTTCAGCATTACTCATCTTATCAGATGAATAGATAACACGGCTAATGCCCGTACCAATACCGGCAGTAGTGGTTAGTTCGTTGGTGTAACTGTCTGGATTCTTGTCCTCGAATTGGAAGAACTTGATGTTCTCAAGAGGCATGGCTGCAAGTTTGACTGTATTTTGAATACCCTGCCGCACCTTTCCCATAAACTGCCCCAATGTCTTAGGTGCGATTGCAAACTGATCTGCCTTCGTGCCCGACTTAGCCGAATCAAATAGTCGAATCTCGCCAGCCAGAATACCAGCCGCAGAAATAAGGTCTTTATTATATTGAAGTTCCCCAATTTCGTCACTGCGCAGAACATTGGCAACATATGGCGCTAGGAATGGGTTGTTGGCAAAATTATCTGTATTGAAGCGCCAAGCCCATGCGCCATCAAGCGGTGATACGTCTGCCCATAGTGCATAAGTACCTGTGCGTTGGTCAAGTGGTGCAGATGGTCTATAATCTAGCCCAGCATTTTCAAGCGCTCTTTGGTATGTACGCTTCAAGCTCGGATCAAAGCCCTCGATATCCACACCCGGCATTGTCCAGTACAGTACGTTCATTGACCATAAAAAGCCCTTCTCAAAATAGCCAGTCAACATACAATAATCTTGCGGCATAATCTGTAGAGCATACTTCATCTTGCCACGGTTGCCGCTCTTGGTCTTTCTAAACCAAGTGAAATATGAGTCGCGCTTGAGAACATTAAGCAGGACGTTGTAAAATTCTTTCTTGTAGTCAAAATTTGTCAAGAAATTATCTACTATCTGTCTATCCTTCTTATATTCGTCTGACTCATAGTCCACCTTTGTATATGCATTTTTACACGTTATCTGAAGGTCGAAAGATAGCGCGTTTGCATAAGAATACAATGTGCGCTTGAAAATCATATCAAACGCTGATGCAAATTCTACAAACCCCTGTAAATCAGCGCCGCTATTCTTATAATCATTAAGCGCCTTTTTGACCGCCTCTGCATTGGGCAGGCGCGGATTATTATTTAGATTGGTCAAGAGCTGATTGCTCAGGAATGGTGAGTAGAAATTATCAACCGCCATAAGACCGGCACTAAAATCAATAATATCCTGAAGGTCGCTCTTTGACAGCTTTACATCTTCATTATTTTTTGGCATCTTCAACCTCCTTTCTTTGTTTTATATTTTTGAGTGTTTTTATTTTCGGCTTTTGATTAAGTCTAGTTGGAACTTGGATTTCACTAAACCCTAATAGCGCCTCCACAACAACACGCCAACATAGCCATTGCTTCACAGGCAAATATCACCAGACGAGCTGCACATCTTCTAAATCGTATTCCTCCACATGATTCTGTCTATTCCATTCATTCTCAATATAATCACAAATAAGAATACCCATAGCCAATGTAACAATACGGTCACGATGCCCTGTTCTTGGCGCTTCTAGCTTAATCTGGTCGTTTTTAATGACTGTCTTTAGGTTGACAGCCTCAGATATAAGCAAGTCTGTATTTCCATGGGGAGCAAGAATATCTGCAAGCTGTTCACCGGTATATTTGTAATATTCACCAGTCTCAACCATAGAATCCTGCTTATCACCCATGCTCGTCAGGAATTTTATACGTCCATGTTCAAGCGATACACGAGTCGCCTTCCAGTAAGCTGTATTGAGCGTTTCGCTACCAACAATCGGTATAATACAAGGGTAAGCATTTGGGTCAACCGCATTTGTCCTATAATAGTCAAGTTTATCAGGTCGTGCCACATGATATTCGCCCTTATCTGCAACGGTTAAACCATGATTATTGATAAACGCCGCATACCGCTCATTTGTGTATGGTTTAGATAAAGCAATCATGACCGATTCTCCTCCGCTGCGAGCGTCCGGCACGAGATAATCCGCATCATATAACCAGAATATCTCCTTCAGCCTGTCTGCACATCCGTCAGCGTTATCAGCGGTTGGTAACATCTCTATATAATCTACATATTTGTCAAAATGATCTTTATTCCATTTCGCCCTTATACAAATGGCCACACTGTTATCAGACTCGTTTGCTTTCTTGCCAGTCGTAGTCCACGCAAAGTCGGCCACTACAAGCCGTACTTCGTCTTCGGTTTTTTCTATTGTATCAGTATTATCGCCAACAAGCATACTCATCGGTGACGGCGGTGTAAACGCATCGTTAAGCACTTGATTCTCTTTGAACGACTCAAGGCTAAAGAACGCATCTTCAGCTTCACCAATAGCTTCATTCAGGTATTCGGTTCTAAATGAAATATCATCATTTTGCCGCTTAGCTCTACGATAATCACCCCATGTCTTTAGACCATTCTCGATGTTGTCAAAAAAGTCAGTAGCAAACACACCATACTTTGTACGTTTGTCAACATAGTAGCCTGTTACGCAGTCACACCAAAGACGATACCACCATTGGAACTTAAACTTAGATGAGGTTAGATAAATACTCTTAGATTCTTCGAGCCATCTCTTTTTTCCGGAGTATGCAGGATTACTCAGATAGTTGGGTTGTCTTGGGAACAACATACCATCGAAGATTTGGTCGACTGCCGATTTCTTCATGATGGCAACCTCATCATAAATTGTAAAATTCGATCTGGAACCACGCGCCGACTCGACAGGAGCAAGAACGGTGATGGATGAGTTATTGAGTGTACATTCTACATAATAACCATCATTCGGCTTTGTTATCTTTATCCAGTCTTTTTCATAGTAAAATAAAAGCAACTGAGATAATTTTTTAATCAGCTCTTTCTCTAACTTCTCTTTGACCATTTTATTGGCTTGGTCAACAGTTGAGGATGTGATAACAATTTGACAGTTTGGATAAAGCAACATCTTGCAGACCGCCGCAAGCATTGTAATAAACGATTTTGCCGCGCCACGGGCTGCTCTCCAGAAATACACATCGGATATGCCGATTTCGTGCAATGCTTGTCGCTGATACGGTTTTAACGGAATACCAAGATAAAACTCAGCAAATATATCCCAGTTCCGCCTGAACATGGTAGTCCACTCTATGATATTATTTTCCAATTCGTTGTCTATTTGTTTGGATATACCAGATACGGCACGCAACTTGTCGGCTTTGAAGGATTCTCTGAGCCCGCCCATCCTAGAACGCATTATGCCTCCTCCTTCGGGATTGCCGGATAGTCGCGGGAGCCAATAAGTGCATTGCGTAAACTGCGCATCTTTTCGCCTTTATCCTTCTCGTAACCAACCATATCTACGAATCTAGTTAAATCTTCACACTCTGCCGGTTTATTATATTCCACCCATGTTATGCGCTTCTCAAATGCCCTTTCAGCGTCCGACTTTTGATTACTCTTAAAGTCATCAAGTTTAAGCAAAGACATAAGTGTCTTAATCTGCGCCTGAGTGTCTTTAGTTACGCCATTTTTATACTGTTCCAATTCCAACTTGCACAAATCACGATAGCGCATCTCCATAGCGGTGTCCATCTCAAATACGCCAGACGTATAGCTATCAAACATATCGTCTAGCCATTGACAGTCCTCGTCCTCATAATCGCCACCCCACTGTTTGCGCCATCTTGCTTTAAGCGCCACCTCATCAGTTTCGCCCTTAGCAACATCGCCCAAATCCTTGAAATTAGACAGCTCTATATCACTATCCCATACACCCGTTAATTTATCGGGCGATGTAGACAAGTAGGTATGATACAACATAAATAGACTAGGTTTTTTGCCCTTAGCCGCCTTATCTAGTGTCTCTAAGCATGAATTATATTCTGCCCGCCGCATAGGAATGCCGGTCGTCATACAGGTCGCCCATAACGCCGCACCTTGGTCTTTAGTCGCATCAAGCGCCTGTTTATATAGCTCAGTCACACACGATTTGCACGGCTTAATATATTCGCCCGTCTTGATTGGGCTTTTGTAGAATTGGCTATCTTGCTTCTCTTTGCCGCAATACGGGCAAAACATATTCTCATTCCTTTCAATTTCCGTTAAGATATAACAAAACGGCCAGCTCATATAGAGCCAGCCGTTCGTTTATTCCAATTATTCAGTTGTCAAGGTTCAAAACAACAGTTCCCATTGAGTTGGGCTTATTGTAGATATGAGGCCGTAGCCTCTGTCACCTCCTTTCGTCAATTATGCTTCGGATAAACCAGTGGATAATTCAAGAGAAAGTGACCTCCTTTCGGATATTCATAGCCGCCAATGAGTAGTAGCGACAGGCAGTTTCAGTATGTGCCTAGATACAAGCATTTCGTTAAAGCTCTTACTTGTCAAGCGCCATCAAGCATCTAGCGCCACTCACTGTTATGTTTTAATCACGGCTAAGACTCGCTTGGTGTTACCGCCAATTTGGTCTTATTTAATCCCTCATCCCATGCACACGGGAACCGCAGTGCGCCTCATCTTATTTCACCCACGCATGGCGCTATGTTGGGAAATATGGTGCAATGGGTCTTAGATGTCTGCTCATCTCACCTTTGCCTACTTATAGCAGAATCACCTGATATTTCTTTGCCGCATATCAGAAGCGTTTTTGAATATACGGTTTTCATCGTTGCCTTATGGTATACCGCAAACCTTCGATAAGCGTCCACATATCACTCATTGACAACCGAGCCATATGCTTCATACGTTCGTATAACACACTTGTTGCTATACGCCTATCATCAAGGATAGGATTTTCGATACTATATTGACGTAGCCCGCCACAGCCAACGTCATGCTCGTATTAGGCTCCGCTGAATTGTGGATTCACGGCTCGATTATATTCAACCCTACTAGATGCGTCAATCGCCCCGCAAGCATGATTAACCAGCCGTAGCTATCACCTAGCAAAGAATGAATCAATTTAGGTTGGTAGCGCCATTTGCAACTGACGCTACCGATAAGATAAATTCTGTCATATGACAGCGAAAAGCGTTCAGGCTTTTCCTCTATTATGGAGCTTATAGGACGCATCCCCAAGCCAAGGCTAACTCCGCAGATATTAGCCGCAATTCCATAGTTGTATTATATCGCACAATCTATTGATTGTCAATATCAATTCAAAATATATTTCTTCGTCCACGTCTTTTGGCCATCTTCAAACAGCATGAGCAATGCGCCAGCTCTTGACAACTTGCGGCATCTCTTGCTATAATCATCAATGCCAACGATGGACGGGCACTTGATTACCTCTTTCTCGGTATTCAAGCCAATGCCAACTGACTGTTGTTCAAGATGATGGAAGTGTCCAAGTAATAAAATGTCAATATCAATCTGGTGATAATCCTCAAAGAACGCGATTTCTCTAGTTACATCCTTTGTATCGTCGCCATGATATGCTAGGATGTTCACGCCCTGAATTGTCTTAAAGCCGCACTCAGCGTATGGCGCAACCTCAATATTGGGGTTATCAGCTAGTCGCAGACGCGCAATCTGCGTGATAATCTTAGCGATATTATCTTCTGGCAAGTCGCCCTTCTTCGTATTAAGTAACCTAAGTTCCGAATGATTTCCACCAACTGCAATATATTCAATTGGCACTTGTAGGCGTTCACTCAGTTCAACTAGCCATTGACTGATATATTCGGCGTATTGCATCGCGCAATCCACAACACCAGCCTTGAGCTTCATGAGGTCTGATAGCCTCAATGCGCCTTGGATGGAATCTCCAAGGTCGAACACGACCAAACGGCTGAATGAAGATACTGAATATACATCATTCTCAATATCGTTCATCAGCTTTTCCATTCGCGCCTTGAACACGTCAGGATTGTACACATTGACCTTTTCACCAAACAGTGAATCCATATCAATGGTCGTACCATAATGCTCGTCACCAATACATAGTACACCAACTTGCTCACGAATCGGGTCAGGCTCGAACTTACGGCTAAACTTGATTGGCTCAAGCCGTTTGATTGCCGCCACGATTTCTTCATTGAGCATATCATGCCGCGCAACTTCACGCTTATTAGCTGCATACTCAAGATTTTCTGTGCGGATTTTAAGGCGCTCTTTCTCTAGTTCAATTTTAGCTTCTCTGAGTTGGTCTAAAATCTCCGCATCTTTCTCATCTGTCTCGACATCATCTGCACCATTCAGCATATTGCGGACAAACACGGCGCATCTTCGCAGATATTCGCTTGACCAGACATCCCTATAATCTTCACCAAGACAACGAGCCGTCCATTCTTGCAAGTCAATCAACTTGCTATCTAGTAGCTCAGTCGCTTGTCGTATCTTCTGTAGATTCATTCAATTTCCGTTCCTTTTCCTTCTGCTTCCGTTCATATTCCTCTTTTTTCTTATTGATGACATTGATAAAATCATCATAGTTCTGTTGCTTTGCCTTTTCCATGCGCTCTTGTGCTCTTTGCTCAAGCGTTTTTCTTGCTGTTCGTTCTGCCTCGGCCTGAGTCAGCAACTTGAGGTCATTTGGGGTCAACTTACGTTCACGGACACGCTTGCGGTATTTCTTTGTCACGCCACGCCCATTGACGTTGTTAAGAAAATCTTCATTGACTTTGTATAATATTTTAAACCAAGCCGGATTGATTTGCTCAACAAGCTCACCTTGTTCATTCTTAGCCATCACTCTACGTTCAGGCAATTCCTCCAATGAGAATGTTCCTACTGCTGGCATTTGACACCTACCATCAAAATGAAGAATATGTATGATAGTATCAACAAATCCCATCCAGTATTTCTTGGCAGTCTGGGGCGATACATTAAGCAATCCACCGGCATAAGCATAAAATTCTTGATTCAGCTTATTATGTTCAGACATCTTCTTCTTCCTTAGCAAACTTAGGATTATCAGGATAATTCTCTAGCACCCAAGCGTCCCATTCTTCTTTGGTCGGGCCTTTTCCATACAATGTGCCAGCCTTAACATAACTTGCCATATGCTTTTCGGCCTTAAACTCTAGCCGATAGTATCCCTTTCTATCAGGATAATACATACGCCGCTTCTGAAAGCCATTCCAATATTCACCTGCTGGCTTGGGCGGATGGTCACGAAATGTAATCACGCCAATATCAGGTAATGAATATTCCACGCCATGCTGTAGCGTCTCACGAATAATGTCGTGATATGCCGTCAGCACGATTTCAATAATTTTCGTGTCAACGCCTGTGCGCCGAATCAGCTCTTTTTTCATATCGGCCTTGCCAAGCCGTGGATATTTATTTTTATGCACTATATTGCTCCTTCCCTATTACTTTACCACTACATATTGTGATTGATTCATTTTATCCATATATTTACTACGATTTTAACATACCTCCCGTTCGGACAGGCGGAGCTTCACGCGATGCAATACGACGCTGATTATCAGCCTTTTTGCCACACCCCTCAGAACAATAATGTTGGCATACATCGCGCGGCTTGAACCGCTTGCCACAAATTGGACAGATTGGATTGAGTGTGGCCGTATTGACTTTCAGATTCTCTACAATCTGCTTGCCAAAACAAGCCCACAACATTTTTTTATTGCTTGCTTTCTTAACTGTATATAGATACGCTACCAAGCTATTGACTACAACATCTAGTGGCTCTGCGCTATAATCTACAATATCTTGTGCTATGCACCGATACTTGTACAAATCGTCCTCATTGATATGCGGGTCATCGCCATAATCAAATCGGCTCTGATTCTTAATCCAGTAATTATATCGCTCGATGACTGGTGATTCTTCGCGCGTCGTATAATCAACCTGTTTGTTAATCAGCATCGTCCAATCGAACTTCCCAATTCTGTTATTATAGTGGATTCGGGAAGTAGGAATTTTAGCCGATATGCGATTCATCGTAGAATTGTTTGCTGGCTCGACCTGGGTATCTGGGTCTTTGTCTTTAGCGTATTGGAAGAAATTAGGCAATTTGGATTTAGTATATTTTTTTATAATATCTGAAATTTCTTTTGGCGGTTCCGATTTCCACAATGTCTTTGCGAACCTTTAATACCGTCTCTTTCGAGATACTTTAACACCACTCTAAGCGGTCGGAGTAGACTATCTCTTCATCTCAATGAGATGGATGGCACTTCGCAAGTAGGAATTTCACCTACAAGCTACACTGAAAACAGTTAGTCGTTACAGCTTCAAATGTTTGATATTTTAATTTTCTTGATAACCAAATATCCAATCCTTATGGGTTTTATTTCGTCCGTGTAACACTCTGTCAATACAGGAATAACTTAAATTGCGGTCTTTTGCAAAATTTCTAATATTCACAAATTCTACATATTCGCCAGTTTTTAAGTTTCTTCCCCAACACGCCTTTTCGTGCGCCCTAGATGAATTGTTATGCAGGGTGAGCCATCTACAATTTTCTGGACAATAATCACCATGTGGATTTATTCTGTCGATAGTCAAATCTTCTTGATAACCATTGGATAACGCCCAATCTCTGAATGTTTCATAAGAATTTAACCACTCGTCACAAACCGTAATACCCTTTGCTCCATAATCCGCATAGCTACGAACGTTAGGATTATAGCAACGCGACTTCATATTTGACCACGTCCTATAAAGTTTGCTTCGATTGCCAACTATCGCACCACCAGACTCTCCATGACGAGTTTTGTTCTGATGAACTCTCTCAAGTCTTAAACATCCACAAGAACGAATTGGTTTATACTGCTGGACTAATTTGTATTTAACAACCTCGACAATGTTGCCGCAATCACACTTGCATACTACAAGTAATTTGCCTTCTTTATTTCTTTTGTCTGGTAATTCAACAACCGTCAATTTTTCAAATTTATCGCCTATCTTAATTTCATTTGATCTCACACCTAAACCTCCTTTCTTTTATGATAACATCAAACATTCGCTTGCCACGGTATTGCCATGCGCTCATGCGTTTAGGGTTTTACCGTTAGCACGGCATATGCCGCACACCCTACATTTGTAGGTTCACCATCATTCACATCATATGTCACCATATGAGTGGACTATCGTTTAATCTATAACTTGATTATTCTTCATTGTCAGCCAAGCGATAACCTTGATTTGTTCCTCCGTCATCTTACCGCCATTAGCGTTTTTTACCTTCGAAATTGCATTACTGATAGGGCCGATTGAGCCGCCTGTATATGCTGTACTTACACCTTCATATAGCCTGTCTGCGTCGATAATACCACCACGAGCTTTTTTAAGGTCATATGACAGCGGAACAATCCCTTGCATATTGCGCTTTGCTACAGTTGTTAGCGTCCTATCCTTGACAACTAAAGAAATATCTCCGTCAAAATCTTGCTGCAAGATACGGCTAATCATGTCATGACAACTAAAATAAACACACTTTGTCCCACCCAACCATTTATCAGTCAATTCATTTCGCTTGTTGACACGAACTGCGTGTTCTTGGTATAGGTGCGGACTTCTCAGACAATCAAGCTCGTCGCCATCCTTGAATTGATTAGTATATACTTCACCATTCTCAAGTAATCCAGTTGGGAATTGTTCACCCTTGAATAACCACTCACAGAACGCCACAGGGTCAGGTGAGATAAACAAGTATTTGCCATTGATTCTCAATCTACCGCCTTTTGCTTGTTTGACAAGACTTTTTTTAGTTTGCTTTAATATTTCCCGATTGTAAACATCCTTGAATAATTCTGGATAAATCGTCAACGCCTCTTGCATGGCTGTTTTTGTCTGATTATACTCAGTTGCCCCAAGCAATCTCATCGTTGTTTGATAGTCACGCCCAACACTGTCAATTTCATCTACTGTCTTCGCGATAAGCCGCTCAATTTCATTGTCGGTCATATCGCTCAATGATTGTAGCATCTGATAATTGATTCGAGCCTTTGGGATATAATCCTCCTCAACCTTACAACAACCAAAGTGGCAACCATAACTCTTAAAGTTCGACTTATAACAGAACCAGCTAGGATAGAATTTGTACAGCTTAAACATTGATTTCGTTAGGATATACTGAATATCATTTTCAATGATTTTCCATTCCTTTCCATATATATCCGTAACAGACCAATCATCAGCAGGACAATATTCTTTAAGCCATCCTCTAAAGTCAAAGTAGGATACTAGTCCTTTTATCCACGGGCCGCGTACAATTTGCGTCTTAAATCCGGGCTTACAACACATGCCCCACCCGTCAGTTTCAGCTATAACCGTCTCTGATACTTTGCGCGTAATGCTATAATCTATATAATCAATAAAGTCCGACTCGGCAGTTACCGGCATCTCAAAATCATCCACCACTATACACCGGTCTATATCAAAATCGTCCATTCTGTCTGTTGCGGATGCCATAAGGCTCTTATAGCTCAACAGCTTGTTTTCATTCATACCGCCCTGAGCGTTAATTGAATCGATGGTTAATCCACACATGAGCGTCTGCTCAACTTCATTATAGTCTTTTTCTCGAACCGCCATAAACCGCTTTGTACGTATCATGCCAGCGCCGCATGAGTAAAAGATATAATGGTCACCTTTGTAATTGAATCCATTATGAATGATACTGTTAAGAATCTCAAAAAAGAACACGTTGACAATGATTATTTTGTCGCTACGCTCGAACGTCTTGATTCCTAGACTTCGAGTCAACTCAGAACAGAATAGATTGATGATTGTCTTGTCTTTTACTGCGTCTGGATTGAGTTCTCTAGTAATATTATCTTCGAGAGATTTTTTAAGCAATTCAACAAGCTCATCTTTATGCTTCTTGATAACACGATTGATAGATGAAACGCGCCATTTACGATTCTGACCGTCTTTTTCTCGCATTCGCAATGTATATAGCTTGACGAGTCTATTATGAACAACTTGTTCGTCAGGCGTATAAAAAGCATCTGTATTGATGGAGGGGATGAAGCAAAACTCTGTCAATGGCACTTAGCAAATCACCTCTAATTCATTTTCTGAACTTCCATATATCCAAAGCGCCCAATCGCGCTCAGTTGGCTCATATTCATCATCCCACACCTCTGGCTCAGTATCGGTGTAACGATACCAGTTGTAGCTCATTTCACTCCACAAATTATTACCACCTCCTTGAGCTTAATGCCATTATATCATATAACTTGATATTTGTCAAGTAATAATTTCGGTCTAAAATTTATCCCCCTATAACCCCCTATAAGGTATAATTAAATACTAACGTATTTAATTATTTACTATATTATATCACAAATTTTTCTATTTGTCAATAGCAAAAATAAAAATTTTCCTCTTGACATTCTATTGCTTCTATGATATAATCTAGTATAGTAATATATAAGTATTAACAGTATATACTGTAATGATAATTATTTTTTATAGAAAAGGGGTTGTAGGGGGAAAACCGTCAAATTGTAAACGAATTGTAAATGAAATTGTTCTTGACAAGCAGCACAATTTGTGGCATAATCGAGCCATGAGGTGAAATAAATGAAAAAATACGACAAGGCATTAAATGCCGCAAAAGAGATTGTTGAGTTTTGCAAACAACAGCCCAGATGTCAAAATTGCATATTTAGAGAATTTGGCGCGGATAGCTGGAATTGCCATATTGATGCTTTTGATATACAAGAAGTTCTGCGAAATATTGAAGCAAAAAAGAAAAATAATGGGTACTTGTAATGCCAAGAACAAAGAAAATTAACGCCGTAGTACAATATGGCAATACAGACTGGATAATCAACGATTGCGGCAATGGGCAATTTGAGTTATATAATACCAACACTAAGCAGATTCTAGCAAAGAGCAATAATCCACTGGATTTTGATAAATATATTGACAAAATTTTTGGTAAGGAGGCGGCTAAGAATGTTCGAGATTTTCAAGCTGAATAAGAAGAAGAAAGAGCTTGAAGGGCAGATTTCCAAATTAGAATCAATTATTGCAGAGCAACAAGAGAATATTTCTTGCACACAGCTCAACATCGATATGTTGCACAAAGAAGAAAAGAAAGCACAATCTGCCGCGCTTCAAGAACAGAACAACTTAGATATTCTTGAAAACAAAATTCACGCTATCGAAGAAATGCAGGATTATAACATCCCATATTATCAGGATTCGCTTGATGAACTTGAGCATAAACGCTATGAATTACAGAGCAAAATCGAATCGGCTGTAAATACCGGTTTGTATCGCATTGAGCAAGGATATACGCTTAACGATTCTGCTAGGCGTGGCAAGGAAATGCAAGATGTCTATGGCAGAGGACTGGTTTACAGTTGTAACGCATACATTGACAGCAAAGAAAAATCGCTAACAACGGGCAATATTACTAAAAGCAAAGAATTGATTAAGAATAAGTTTAATTCTTATCAGTCTAAAGCTGGCAAGGTCGGCTTGGCGCTTAATGCCGAATACGTCAAGGCGCGACTTGATATGTTTGATATCAACTTGGCCATAAAAGTCAAAAAGAAGGAAGAAGCAGCTAAAATTAGAGAAGAAAAGCGGCGGCTTAGAGAACAAGAACAGTTGTTGGCTGATATTGCTAGAGAACGCGCCAAGCTGATTGAAGAAAAGAAAGCAATGAATATTGCATTTAGCAAGGCATTAACAGATGATGAGCGCAATGAGATTAAGGCTCAGCTTGCTAGTATTGATAAGCGACTTGATTCTATTGCATATCGTGAAGCACATAGTAAAGCTGGTTGGCTATATGTTATTAGCTCACCCAGCTTGCCCGGATTGACCAAAATCGGTTGCACACGGAGGTTAGTACCAATGGTGCGCGTGAAGGAATTATCGAGTTCCTCGCTCCCGTCGCCATTTGTAGCTCATTGCTTTGTGTTTAGTGATGATTGTTTTGAGCTTGAATCTCAGATGCACAAATATTTTGACAAAGAGCGTGTTAATCCTGATAGAGAATTTTTCCGCATTGAGCCAAAAGAGGCTATTGAAGTGCTGAGAGAAATTTTTAATGTTGATGTTCATTTCGTAGATGAAAATTGTGATGACGAGGAGGATGAATATGCAGGTACGGTTTAATAATAGCATCACTTGCAAAGCCAATTTTTATACCGTTTATAACATCAGGGATGATAAAAACGGCTATCCACATTTTCTTATCTATATCGACAATCAGTGGAAGTATATTAGTGCAAAACATTTTATTCCACTTGAGGAGGATAAATAAATGATTATTTATACTTGCCCCAAACGTGGTGGTAATATTTATCATACCTGCGTTTGCACATTGCCGCCTATTGATGTTTGGGTTTGTAGAAATTGTGGTTGGCGATATGAAGAAAAAGACGATATTGAATATCGTCCATTCAATACCGCAATCTACTAAAGTTAATGATGAGTGGATTGACTATGAGGCATTTGATAATATTATTGCAAATGATTGATGGAGGACGAATAATATGACTAGAGAAGAAAAAATTGAGGCTATTGAAAAACGCTGCGTTGAACAAAATGACACTTGCGAAGGATGTCCTTTTGATACGTCTGAGATGTATGGATGCGACTTTAGAGAAATGAATGACGCGAAGATTGATGAATTATACGAACGGCTTAAAATGGCGTCGCCGCGCATTCGTAAAAACACAGGAATCAAAAGTTGTGACACAGAACCAGATGACCCCAAGCCACATATCGACTCAAAGGTTGCTCAACACTATGCAATCTGTCAGAAGCTAAATGCAGTCTACAAGGCAAAGAATCATGACTACGGTGATTCATTTGGTGATACGTTCAAAAAGCTCGGCATTATCAGCGCAGTGACTCGCCTGAGCGATAAAATGAACCGACTTATGTCACTTGCTGTGGCACATGATGCCCAGGTAAAAGATGAAAAGATTGAGGATACGCTACTTGACATGGCTAATTATGCAATTATGACGCTGATTGAATTTGGATATGAGGTAGATGAATAATGGCTGATTGTATTGATCGTGATGCACTGATTGATAATTTGCAGAAATTCGCGTCAAACAGTTATGACGCTTATGTGAACAATATCATCATGGGTATGCCTAGAGCCAATGTTAAAAAAATTGTAACGGCACATTGGTTTTTTGGTGACGATGGTGTGTTCATTTGTAGCAAATGTGGCAATGCAGAGTCTAGCAATGGTCGTTACTGTTCGTATTGTGGTGCTGAAATGAGCGAGGTTGCAGAATGAGTGTATATATCAAACTTGAGGATGCGGTTGAAGCATTTAAGAAAGCCGAAGCAGATGACATTGAGAGGTTTGGTTATCATATCGTTGACTGCTTTCCATCGGACAGAGCCATTGAAATCATCTGTAAATGTCATAGGTATTTGAGTAAAGACTACGAGGTTACAGAATGACTAATCGTGAATGGTTTGAGTTGAATTACTCGGAAGATAATAGGTTGGATTATATAAATAGTAAATGTCCACCCAGCACTGGTGGATATCCCAATTGTTCACATTTAATTGATGATGTAACCTGTGATATTTGTTGGGAACAATGGCTCAGAGAGGAATACAATGAACCAGAGAACTAGGCGCGGCATTGAATCGGCGCGTCGAGCTAGCTATGAATCTGCTTTTCCTCGCTATCATCTTGGAGCGGCGTTGTATTATAAGGGTGTATTGCTTGCTACTGGTTGCAACAGTACCAAAACAAGCCCATTGCAAAAGCGGCTCAATGCAGAGCGCGATTTCAACCCAGACCAGAGTGGCGTGGTCAATTCGCTCCATGCAGAGATACGGGCATTGAGTAAAGTAAAATATCTGGACATTGATTTTGATAAGACCACGCTTTATATTTACAGAGAATATGCAAATGGCAATAAAGCAATGGCGCGACCATGCCCAGCCTGTATGCGATATATTAAAGAGCTGGGTATTAAAAATGTATGCTATAGTACGGCCGATGGAATTGCTGAAGAAAGGATTGATTGATAATGCAACCGATTGACCTAGATTCTGAATATATCAAAGAAACCCTATATCGCACCGGCTTTAAGTCGAGAAAAGATATTGAGGATTGGTTGAATGCTGCGCCAGTTGTTGATGCTGTACCGGTTGTTAGATGTAAGGATTGCATCTATTTTGGCGTGAATGATGAAAATGTACCATATTGCTTTAACAGGTTTGGACTTGATGACCTTGAGCTAAATGGATATTGTAATTATGGGAGGGTAAATAATGGCTGATTATATCCGGCGCGAGGATCTGATGGCCGCACGGGAACAAGCGATTCGTGTGTATGAAAATGCAAATATTTTCAATGCCGCCGCAATCCGAGAAGATTTAAGGCCGCTTCTGGATGCTGTTGTCGACGTACCCGCTGCAAATATTACAGAGATTATCCATTGTAAAGATTGTGCCTATTTTCATCCATATCCATTTGAGCCCGAGTATGGCAGTTGCAAATATCATCTTGACCCCGACTTACAATGGGAAGAAAAGAAAGAAACGGACTACTGTAGTGATGCAGAGAGGTTAGAAGATGAAGATTGAAAGAATCTGGGCAATGCCGAACAAATGGACATTCGGCATTAAGCCAATTGCTAAATTGCTAAAAGAAGAGATTGGCAACGGTTTATGGATTGATCCATTTGCTGGCGAAATGTCGCCAGCTCAAGTTACAAATGACATAAATCCAAAGCGCCAGACTACCTATCACATGGATGCGCTTGATTTTCTAAAAATGTTTGATGACGACTCTGTAGACGGGATTCTATATGATCCGCCATATTCCCCAAGGCAGGTTAAGGAATGCTATGATGGTATTGGTGGCGAGTTGAAATGGGATGGCCGGACAAACTTTTGGAGCGATACAAAGAACGAATGTGCGCGTATTCTAAAGTTAAACGGTAAGATTATTTGTTTTGGTTGGAACAGCATGGGGCTTGGAAAAAATCGCGGCTTTGAGATGACAAGGATTTTGCTTGTACCTCATGGTGGGAGTCGTAATGATACAATCTGTACAGTTGAGGTTAAGTGTTAATGTGGACAAAATTCAAACGATGGCTAATTCGAAAGCTGGGCGGCTTTGCTGATGGATATAGGGTGCCTGATGAATGTAAGGAGAAGGTAAAGAAAGTGATTGAGAAATGAAAGGAGAGTAAAGATAAATGAAACGGATTGCAATTATCATCAGCATGATTTTTTGTGTATTGCTTGGTGCTTGTAGTGTCACTATGGTAAATGCAGAACAAAACAGACCGGTTAAAATTTGGGCTGAAAATAGCAATGGATCGTACGATGTTTGTATTGTCGTAGATGAAACTACTGGCGTGAATTATATTGTTGTTGGCGGAGATATGTATCAACGCCCAAGAGGAACTGCAATTACTCCTAGACTAAACGAGGATGGTACGCTATATGTTAGTAAATGATAAAATTATTACATCGGTATGTGATGGTTGCTTAAATTGGCACATCTGCAAATTTAGCGACGATGTGAAGCGCGCCGAGATTGAATATAGAAAGATGTAGGAGGGCGCAAATTGGCCTGAATGTGTAGAAACGACGCTAGGATGTAAGCATAAGCAATGTGTAAGTAACCGATATGTAACCAGTGGTTGTATGACATCGGTAGATAGCACAACGACAAAAGCTGAATATATGCCGTCTGATTATACAAAATACGTTAATTATGATGATGACGATATTCATGATATTTTAGACGGATATAGTAAGGCTCGTTATAAATAAAATAAAAAATCTGCCCCAAAACCCTATATATGTAGGGAATGAAATGGGGCAGATTTTTATTGCTTATTGCGCTCATTTTTAATCAGGTCTTTGAGTTTATCTGGTTGCGCAGGATTCATGTTAATATCAATAAATTCGCGCCGCTCTTTGCCAGTGATACAACTGAGCTGACTGGTCTGAATAATCTTAACACAAGCCTCTTTATTGATTTTTTCAAAGCTAGGATAATGCTCATAGACATCTAAGAGCCGGTTGGCAATCCATTCTTTAGTGGCTGGCTTAATGACATATACCTCTTTCACAAGGTCGTATTTGCCGCCAAACGCCTCTTTGGTCAGTTCGCCAAGTCGCGCCTCAAATTTATTATATAGCTCTTGGCTGACATATGGCTTATATACCTTGTTATCAACAACCTTGCCCCAATTTGGCGGCATAATCTCAGAAACAGCCTTGGAATGAATGGATAGGCACGTCTGATGGTCCACGCTGTCTTCAGGCACGTCATGGGTGGCCATATACTCCTCACCGTTTTTATTGGTTTTGAGTTTATAGAGCCGGTAACCGCGATTTAGGTCGATGACGTAACGGTTCTTCATAGTCAGCAATTTGCGCCTAGTCCACTGAGCAAGGATATTGTATACTATACCATTGACTATGCCCATGTATCCATAACGCTCTGAATCTGAGACGGCTTGACTGTAGGTATAACTGAAATTATCATTGACCTCTTGGAACATCCTGAGCAGATTGCTGGTCGAAGCATAAATGGTGGCACAGTTAGTCTTGAGGAAGATCTGGTAAAGGGCGGCTTCAAATGCGGCCTGATACGAATCTTTATCTAGTTCATTGATAAGAGAATCAGCCTCTGGATAAACCTCTTGGACAATATAGCGGGTCGGATATGAATTAGGCACAATATCAAGTTGGCAATAGTTGCGAATTTTATCAAGTTGATAGGAGCGAGAATTTCCGTTTTTTGGTGGAATATCAACTGCAGCACATAACTCTGAATATTTTAATTCGCGCCCTTCTATACCGACTAGAGCGTCAATTAGCTTGTTATCTTCATTGGACGGCAGATATTTTGATTTGTTTGGCATATTGTTTCCTTTCTGTAACAATTTTGTAATGTTGGGACGTTCATGGGCCTCCACTGGGACTTTGCGTGACGCTTTTATAGAAACACTATATTAGTATCAGCGAACGTCCCAGTCCGCCCCATTATCTAATTATACTATATTTTGATTGGCTATTTGTTAATAGATTGTAAATTATGTCATAGATTATTGGATTTACCGATTAAGTAAAATAGCAATCGTTATAAGGTGTGTGGTTTGATTTATTTTTTTATCATGCTTTACAAGGTGTGTGGTTTGTAGTGCTACATACCATTTTCTCTCATTTCTACCAGTTTCATCCATATCCTAGCCCCCGTCCTGGAAAATGCTGGCATCTTGAAAAACACCTGAAAATAGCACTTTGCGGGCGTATCGCCTTATTTTACCTGCATTCGTTGTATTTCCAACAAAGTTGCCAAATGGTAACTCAAAAATCCAGATTCTGGTATCAAAATCGACGTCCAAAATTTTGATATATAACGCGTGTTATATTACACGGATCGCATTTTTTAGTAGCCACAATTCACCTATTTACTCAAACCAAATACCTATTACCACTATATAAATAATCATTATATCCACGTCAATAAATATTTACTTAAAGTAAACATATACTACATCCTGCAATATAACCTAATATACCGCACTAGATGTTATACTATTGTAACTATTGTAATAAGTATATCATATCACTATTTTTATCAATACAATATATCGATAAAAAGTTAGTATAGTCAATATCGATATAAACATACTGATTGATAATAAGAATCATTCTCATATGTATAATAATACAGTATATACATAGCATATCTATACAATAATCATAGTCAATGGCGCACATTCTAACTTTTTTATAGTATAATGGCCGCCTTTACCTATAAAACAGTGAATATTGTAACTGTATAAAAACTGTATAACGGAATAAAAAGATCAGGCATATAAAAACACGCCTCAGCTCAAAAACCGCTTAAAACGCCTCTGGCAGCCTCACAAGGCCATTGACGCTTTTTTGTTTAGATCGGCTATATAACCGACATAAAAATTGCACAAAACAGAAATATGATATTTGTGCAAAATGGCAATAGACAAGTACGGCATTATTTGCTATGATATAGCCATCAAATAAAACACGAAAACATTTTGAAAAGGAGATAATTACAATGAAAGATATGAGAAAGCCCGGTTACTTGACAAGCTGGATGTTCGACGAAAACAGCACGACAAAAAGCCATCGCATCTATTACAATGATATTGACATTACAAGCGGCGATTTTATTTGCGATGGTAAAGTAGTTGGAAACATTGCACGGCGTGATTTGCGGATGGCCACTATCGACAAAAAGAATAATTATATTTGGTAAACATTTTCCCGGCCGGCCGTCATAGCTGACCGGGTTTTTTATACCGATCTACCGTTCATCATTTTATACAATTCAAACGCTTGTAATTTGTGCAAAATGTACTATTGACTTTTGCAGCGTTCTGGTATATCATATCGCAGCAGTGACGCGT